CAATATATAAGATATAAATTAGAAAAAAATCCTGATGCAGAAGATAAAGCAAGGAAATTATTAGAATATAATAAAAATGGAAAAGATATCACAGAAGAAATTGTTGATATAGTTTTTGATAATGATGTTGATGTAAATACTATTTTAAGCGATTTAACAAAAGGGTTTAGCATTGATGAAATAAAATTATACTTAGATAAGGATTTTACAGAGGGGCAAATTACTTATATAAGGAGAGGTATAAGTGAGGGATTAACAGAAGAACAAATAAAATATTTTGCTAATCCTGATTTTGCTACTGCGAAAATGAAAATAATAGAAGAAGCTATGGCAAATGGTTTGTCGTTAGATAAAGTTAAATTATTTTCAGAGGGTAATTATAATATACCACAACAAAAAGAATTATCAAAAATCCTTTTAGAAGATAATTTAACTTCTGAGAAATTTTATGTAGTTGCTAATCCACAATTTAACCAATTTAAAATGGAAGAAATAGTTGATGGATTTAATAATGGTTTATCATTAGAAGAAGTAGATTTATATGCGAACCCTGATTTTACTGTATATCAAATGCAAGAAATCAAACGTGCATTATTGACAAAGAATGAAAATATAATTAATAAAATAAAAGAAAAATATGATTTTGATATTGCTGCAAATGCAAAAATAAAAAGGTTGGTAAAGTGCTAATGGAATATTTCATAAGATATAATAACGGATTGATTGTTCCATTTAATAAAGAGTTTAATAAAGAAAATGTAGATAAAATATACATACAAGATAAATATGAACAATATGGTTTTTATCTTGATGGTAGATTTTTTATAAATAGTGTTATCTATGATTTTAAAATACCTTTTCGATTATATGACGTTATTACTACCAAAACAAATAAAATTATTTTAAATACTAATGAAGAAAATATATCTTATAATATAGGATATAAAACAAGTGATAATGAGATGTATTATTTAAATATAAATGATATAATTACTTTTATCGCTCAAAAAGATGGTAAAGAAAGAACTATTATTTTATCTAAAACCAAATAATTGTTTTATTATTTATTTATTTATTTATTTATTTATTAGTAACAAAAAATATAAAATATAAGGAGTTTTTAAATATGAAAAGATTAGTTAAGAAAGCAGAAGATTTATACAAGTATACTGATTTGAATGATAATGCAAAGGATAAGGTTTTAAGAGATTATTGGAAAGACCATAAGGAATATTGTAGCGGTTGGCTTGATGAATTAGATACTGATTTTAATTCACTTAAAGGAAAATATTTCCCTAATAGTAAACTTTTATATTCTGTTAAAACAAAAGCACAAGTACACGAATGTGAAGATGTAATAGTTTGGGGTAAAGTAGACCTTTATGATGTAATGAATGATAATCATATTGAGTTTTCTAAGGAAGAAGTAACATTTATGAAAGACTTTTTAGGCATAGCTACATTTAATTCTTATGAAACAATTAACTTGTATAAATCTAATAGTACAGGTGATATTGATTATTCTTCACCTCTTAGTGATTTCGCAGAAGATGTAAAAGAAGCAACAGATAGATTTGAAAAGGGAATAAAAGAAAGAGAAGATTTAAATGGTTTGGATATTGATGGCTTAGTAAAGAAAGTTGCTAATATATATAACAAATTAATTCCTTCTACAATAGCAGATTTTATAGAAGAAGTTAAGGCAGACGGACAAGAAGACTACGAAAGATGGGTAGATTCAGTTGTTTATGATATTTTAGATGATAATCAGGCTATTTATAATGAAAATGGCGATATAGTTGCATAATAAAAGACAAGGAGAACTAAATGTTCTCCTTTTTTTATTTATTGTTATTTTTTTATCATAAATTAAAAACCAATCATAATCTTATTTATTATATAAATAATTATAAATATGGTGGTTGTATGAAGGTAAAATTTCAAGGGTGTTTTGATGTTACAACTGAATATATAAAGAAATTTTTTAATGCTATGTTTGATGTTGTAGAAAACACAACAGCCAAATATGAGTATAGTAATGGTGCTAATGAATATGAATATAACCATAGTTTTTCTTTGTGTAATGGTTGCTTAAAGGATAATGATGGTATTGTTAAAAACGCTACTATTACTTTTTTTCTTTCATCACAAAATAATAATACCGAAACTGTTACTGATGGTGTTAATGGTATTAAAAACGCTGAAAGAAATCATACTTTTGAAATGGTTCAAAATAATATAATTGTAGATAAATGTACTACTGATGAAAATGGTAAATATACCTCTTTTGTTAAAAATGGTGTTTATGATATTCGGATAGAATATAATGGTTATAAAACAACATTAAAAAATCAAACAATTACAGATGGACTTGATAAAGAAGTTTATTTTACTATTGATTCTTTAATAGAAAGAAAAATTGGTAAGTCTACTTATAAAATGTGTAATACTGATTTTAGAATGATAAATATATCTTTATTAAATGAATATAAAAGATTTGAAAATGGAGAAATTATTATTTCTAAAAATGATGAATTATATGTATATAAGAAAATAAATAAAAATTCATTATTTGCTTTAGAAAATGGTACTTATGATATTAGACTTAGAAATAATAATGTTAATGTAAAAGTAATTAAAAATTTTATTTTCGACACTGATTTTGTCGAAAAACTTATGAAAGAATTTATAATGAATGATGATTTAAATGTAAAAGAGGTGAACTAATTTGGATATTATATTAAATAGATTTAAATTATTACCTCCTAAGAATATTAAAATTGTTTATACTAATTTAAAGAATGATGCAAGTGTTACTTGGGATAAAGTAAATAATGATGAGTATAAAATAGGTTATAATGTATATCGTGGCACTATTGCTAATGGTATTTTTTATAAATTAAATAAAGAAGTAATTTTAACAAATAGATATGAAGATAAAAATGTTATATCTAATATAAATACAACTTATTGGTATAAGGTAAGTACGTTATATTATAATGGGGAACAATGGGTAGAAAGTGAATTAAGTAATGCTAACATTTATAGAGTAGATAATACTAATAAATGGTTTCATAAAATAAACGAAAGAAATATGTGGATATTAAAAAATACAGGAGAATTGTTTGATTTATATAAAAGAAAAACAGAGGGAGATAGATGTACTTGCTTTGATAGCGTAAGAGGTAGTGCTGCTAATCCTAATTGTGAAAAATGCTATGGTACAGGTTTTGTTGGTGGATATGATGCTATTAATCAAATATACATAAGACAAAAACCTGCTAACAATCAAATGGATAGAACATTAGAGGGATTAAAAATAAATAACAATACGGGAGCTTGGACTATATGTGATGTACAAATAAGAGATAGGGATATTTTAATAAATCCACAAGGTAAAATGTTTAGAGTTTATAGCACAAATATAAACCACGCAGCAGGCTATTATTTTCACCAAGAAATACAAATGTATGAGGTTGAAACTAATGACCCTATATATAAATTAAAAAGGAAAACTTTATATCCGATATTTTAAAAAAGGAGAATTAAATTATGAAAAGATTAATAAAAAAAGAAAATAATACAAAGAAATGTTTTAATGTAAAGAAAAAAAATAGAAAATTACAAGCTTATTCTTCTCGTTGGAGTCCGTTGGAAATAGAAAAATGGGAAGATAGAAGAGAAAATGAATTTAGAGATTTGGCAGACTCAAAAGTAAGCGAAACTTTTCCTAATAGTAATATTAGATATTACTATAATACTGTTGATTTTGGATTGGATGGTAAATTAGATATAGAGGATGCGTTAAATTGTGTAGATAATACTTTTAACTCATTAGAAAAATCTATTTTAAAGAAACTTACAGATGGAAAACTTGATTTATGGAATCCTAAGAAAGCCCCTGATTTTTATGGTTTTGATAAAACAAAAGAAATTTATGATTATGTTTCAGAAGATAATGGGTTAAAAAAAGATTTAGATAAATATTTAAATGAAGATGAAATAAAATCATTTGATTTGGAAGATTTTTGCTATAAAGTTGAAGATTTCTTTGATGAATTAAATGGTTTTTTCGATGAGTTCTGCGATGAAATGAAATCAGAAGAAGCAGATATATTTATTTCTTTAGATGATGCCTATGATAATTATTTAGCAGATAGGGATGACGATTAAATATGAAAAGATTAGTAAAAAAAGCAGAACAGGAAATTCGTTGGAGTGATATTCCAAAGACTAAACAAAAAGAAATATATTATAAAGCACAAGAAGATATTGATGGTTTTCTTAATGATGATTTCAAAGATTATGCAAAACAAGAAGTAGAAAAAACATTCCCTGATAGTGATTTAGATTTTACTTATGATTTTGGATATTCACAAGGCGATGGTTTTGGTTTAAATGGTAAAATATCAAATGATGATGTTTTAAACATTACACAAGTAAAATTATCTCCTGATGATTTAGAAATATTTGATTATGAGGGAGAGTATTACATAAGAAATGAAAGACGGAGTCCTTTCTATACAGATGGTATGCTTGAAGATGCACTTTCTTATTGGAATGAAGAAGATATAAATTATTATTTGGAAGATTATTTTGAAGAAGACAAAATTAAGTCTTTTGATGTTAAAGGTTTTATTGAAAAGATTGAAATAATTCATAATAAATTAGATGAGTTCTTAGATGATTTTTGTGCAAGAATGAAAAAAGAAGGTTATGAAAACTTTGATTATGAAGAAGATTATGTTGTAGATTATCTTACAGCTAATGAATGGACGTATACAGATGCAGAAACAGGAGAAGAATATATTATTATTAAATAAGTGTTTTATTATTTATTTATTTATTTATTTATTAGTAACAAAAAATATAAAATATAAGGAGATTTAAATATGAAAAGATTAATTAGTAAAAGTATAAAAAATAATACAGTAAGAAAAAATAGAAAACCTATGAGAAGAAGTGCTGCAAGAACTATTGAAGTATATGATTATAATGAGTTATCAGATGAAGCAAAGAAAAATGCTGTTAAAAATTATAGAAAATATCGTTATGACGATAGTGATTGTGCGTATAACGAAATGATGCTTATTTCTGATGATATTAATAATTATGGTCTAGTTAATACATATTTTAAAAATTCTAAATTTGATGCACTATATTTTGATTGGAATAAAGCTTGGATTGTTGGCGAAATAGATATAGAAGATGCTAAAAAACTTGCAGGTGTAACATTATCTAATGATGAAGTGTATATTATTGAGGACTATATTGACTATGATGATGATTATTTAGATGCAGATAAGGTGTTGAATCTCAATCCTTCAATTGCAGATGTTAATAGCATAAAAGAAGAAATTGCAGAAGATGAAGTTGAAGTTGAAGCAGATGTAAAAGAAGTTTGCGAAAAGTATGTAAAGATTGTAACAAAATTGCAGGAAGTAATTGAAGATATCAACAAGGATTTTACAGCTGATATGGACTTTTATGCAAATCCTGATGATGAATATTTGATTGAAAGAATCACAGAATTTGACGATGTTGAGTTCTATGAAGATGGCACATTATATGAGTAATAAAGCATAAAAATGTTGATATTTAATTATGACGTTTATAAAGATATCATTATTAAATAATTTAAAAGGAGAGTTTTTACTCTCCTTTTTTCTATATTAAGCAAAAATAAATATATATCGTATTTATATTTATTAGTTAAAATAAAGTATGTTTATATATATTTTTTAAAAAATAAAATTTATTAAATAAATGAAATTAAAAATAAACATATTTAAAAATAGGAGGTAATGTATATGGCTTATAAAGCACCAGGCACTTATGCCCGTTTCGTAAAGACCGCCTCTTCTGTTGTAACAGCAGGTGGTTCAAGAATAATGGCTCTTGTTGGTACTGGTATTAATTATTATACTGTTACAAACGAAGCTGTTATAAAATCAAATACTAAGCCTTATGATACACTTGCAAATGAAAACGTATTTGAAATAACAAGCGTTTCTTCAAGACCTATATATGATAATATTACTGTTAATAATACTCTTTATTCACCTACAACAGGTAATAATGATGGCTATACTTTAAATGGTAATACGATTGTTTGGGATTCTCTTGTAAAAGCTACTTGTTCAATTAATGCAAAACAGTGTCCAAGATTTTATTATAATAACGGTACACAGAATATTACATTTGGTATTGATGAAACTGTTGAAAAATTAGTTGAAGATGGCGAATGGATGATTGAAGTATCATACGTTAATGAAGATGACCAAGACTTAGGTGCTGATGAAAAATTAGGTTGCTATAGAGTTATTAATATGAATACAAGTGAAATTATTGGTGAATATGTTGTTGGTTCTTCACCTGCAACTGATGAAGATGGTTCATATCCTATTCCAGGTGTTCAATTAATAGTTAAAAACACTTATATCGCTAATGCTGCTGGCAGACAGCTTGTAGATGTCGGTGACTATGTAATTATTACAACTGTTGCTGCTAAGACAGAGAAAGAAGCTCAGGTATCTAAAGTTTTAGCTACTAATTCTGGTAGTGCAAAGGTTAATCTTAATCTTGATTTAATTGTTGCAGATAGCCCAACAACCACAGACGCTCAAAATTTTACTTTTGGTAATATTATTGGTGCAGATAATTACACATTATATATAAGTGATGCTGAATTCGAAAAAAATATAAATGGAGATTATGATACTAGTAAAGCTTACGCTTATTCAGTTGTTGGATATGATAGTACAACAAACACTTATAGTTTGAATATTCCAAATAACGATTTGAAGAAGTATGCAATTAGTTATACAACAGACCCGTTCAGAACAATTTCGGTGAATTATAGTGTTAATAACGATACAATTACTTTACAAACATCTGATTTAACAGAGGATTTAAATGGTTATACTTTATTTGTTCCATATAAAATGTCTGGTGATACTAAGAAAAACACAGTTGCAGACCAAACAGATGGTTTTTGTGTTTTTGTAAAAACCACAATTAATGGTGCTACACAAATAAACCAAACTTCTATAAAAGTTTATCCGACAGACCTTAGTAGTAGTACTATTGCTCCACTAGCTTTAGTAGATGATAATGGTGCTGCTACTGGTGAGTGCTATATCGTTGAAGAAGCCACAATAGATGATTATGATTTAAAATACTCTCAGTCAACAGCAGGTACAACATATTATAAATTTATTAAAAATGAAATTAAAGATGATAAGAAAAATGTAATTGGATATACTTTTTATACTGTTAATAGCGATAGTACTGGTACGTTATCAAGCAATGATGAAAGTTCTACCAATGAATACTTAATAAATGGCGTATACTCCGACCAGAGTAAAACTGATTTATTTAATGGTTTAACTGCAAATAAATATTTTGTTAGCAATTTTTCAATAGGTTCAGATACAAATTCTCAATATTATATTGCAAGTATTGATGTAACTTCTGAAACACATTATGTAGAAGTTGATTTTGACAGTATTGTTATATCAAATGATGATACTGTAACTGTTGATAGTGACACCAAGGAATTAACAACTACATACATAAATAATCAGTATGTTCTTACAAACTCTGCAAAAACCTATTTAAAGAATTCTGATATAGATGTTGACACTGTTCTTACTGCTGCTATTACTTTCCAATTTGATAATGACAGTTTATTTGTAGAAAGTACAGATAACACAATAAATACTGCAACAGTCGCTTATGACTCAGAAGATGCTACTAAAACTATTACTATTGATAGTAATACAAAATTATATGATAGTGAAAATGGTAAAACAATCAATAATGTTACTAAATATATTAAAGATACTAATAATAAAATTTACATTTCTGTTGATAACGTTTATTACGAAATAACAACTGGTGATAGTGGCAATACAACTTTAACAAGTACAACAACTAAAATTGCTACATATAATGACCTTATTTCTGCAACGAACAACTATAATTATTTACTTATTGCTTATGATGCAAATGGTAATATTGTTGATTATGATGCAGATGCTGACAAGTCAAAAACTTCTGATAAGCTTGCAAATACTAGTACATATTATAACAATCAGTTCTATAATGCTATCAGTGATTTAACTGTTGTTAGTAATGGTACGATTTTTGATAAGCCTGCTGTATATGAATTGACATATACGAGAGAAGAAGAAGATGGTAAGATTAGTATTGTTAGATATGTAAATGGCGAACTTACATCAGCAACTTTTGATGATGTTTCTTCATTAGAGGATGATTATTTTGAAGTAATCCCTGGTATTGAGTTCTCACTTGATGGTTCAACACTTGATTCTCAGATTACTACAAAGGGTACAACTGCAACAGTTTACATTGTTACTTCTCCAAGAGTAACTTCAACTACAATGCCAGCTGAGGGTGCAACTTATTATGTATCTTATAAGTATAGAAAGGCAGAAGCTGATTATGAGCCTACTCTTTATACAGATTATGATGATATCGTTGCTGCTTATGGTAACTATGATGTTTCAGCTAGTGGTGCTGTTCTTAACTCACTTTCTTTAGGTGCTGAAATTGCATTTAATAATGGTGTTTCTCAGATTGTTTGTGTACAGGCTAAGAATGGTGCTGATTATGAAATTGAAACTGCTATCGATAAACTTTCATCTGCTATCGCAGGTGCAAGTAATGTTCAAACTATTATTCCTTTATCAACAAGTGATGCTGTTGGTGCATATTTACAGAACCATGTTAATTTAATGAGTTCTTATGAATATGGCAAGGAAAGAATGGGTTATCTTGCTGCAAGACCTAATCAGTTAATCAACAAGCTTGCTACAAGAGCAGATAGAACTGTTGGTATGGCTGAAACAGCAGAAGGCTATGCTGATGAACGTATTGTATATGTAGTACCTGGTGCTATTAAAAAGTCTATTAGAGACCTTAGAACAGGTAAGTATAATACAAGAAGACTAGACGGTTGTTATGCAGCTGTTGCAGTTGCAGCAATTGGTCTTGCAAATGATGCAGCTGAACCTTTAACAAATAAAACTATCGCAGGCTTCACGGAATTAGTTGATTTATATTCTGAATCTGAGAAGAATATTCTTGCAGCGGCAGGTTGTTGTGTTCTCGAACCATATGGTACTAATATAAGAATTAGACATGGTATTACTACTGCAACTGACGAGGTTAATTCACAAGAAATCACACTTATTCAGATTAAAGATTATGTAATTGACTCTTGTAGAAATACTACTGCAAATCTTTATATCGGTAAGAAACTTACTTCAAGCATTATTGCTGATATTAAGTATACAATGAATTCACTTTTAAGTCAATTCGTTTCACAAGGTATTATTATAGGTTTTAGTAGTTTGAAAGTTGTTAGAAATTCTGACGAACCAAGACAGATTGATATTTCTTTCGAGATTGAGGCTGTTTACCCATTGAACTGGATTTCTATTGAGTTTGGTTTCTCCTCAACAAGTTTCTAATAGAATAATTTAGTAATTTTCAATCTTTTAAGGGAAAGGGGGATGTTCCCTTTTCCCTTGTTTTTTAAATAAAAATGTAAATATAGTATATTAAATAATAAACAAGTTATTTGATGTTTTTTTAATCTCATAAAAGAGGTGAATTTTATGGCAGTTACGGAATATACCCCTATTGGTGGCACAGCTAGTGCTTATAACCCAGGGGAAGTTAATCCATATCTCAACTCTCATAGGGCATCGGGTATGCCTAATATTGGTGCTAATACAGGTAGTATGCCTGTTACAACCACTAATATATCTGTTTGGTGTAATGGTAGTAGAGTTGGTGTAATAAAAAACTTTCAGGTATCAGAAAGTAGAACTAATACAAAATTGCAAGAATTAGGCACAGAAGGTGTTGTGCAGATTGTACCTGGCAATACAAAAGGCGGTAATTTAAACATTGAAAGAATTGCATTATATAATAGTAGTATTTGGAATGCTTTAGGTTTAACTAGAACAGGTGAATTTATACCTAAAATGAGTTCCATGGAAGCCTATTCTTCTGCTGATAGCGTTTATCATAGACCTACTAATTTTACATTTAGTAATCCGTTTAAAACTTTAAAAGACCAAAGAACTGCAATAGAGATACAAACACGTACTCAAATGCAAGGAACAAAAAACGCATTTTATATTGAAACTTATTTAGATTGTTGGATTTCTTCTTATTCAAAATCTATCGCAGCAGAAACTATTACCGTTTCAGAAAAAGTAACAGCAGAATACAGTGATGTTATTGCGGATTATGTAACAGGTGATAGTTATAATGTATATAGTGACTCAAGTTATATGAAGTATGTAAATGGTTCGTCAACAACAGAAGAAGACGAGGATGAAGAATAATAAATAATAGATAGGGGGTGATTTTATGGCATTTGGTCCAGAACAGCAATATTTCACAAACAGGTATCTTAATACCCATCGTGCCACTCGTAATGATGTTAAATCACAACAAAATGATATGACTCAATTAACTAGTGCAGATACAAATGGTTTGGCGTTGACTAGTACTAATATATTTATTTATGCAAATCAAAATATCGTAGGCATGATACAATCATTTAATATCTCAGAAAGTAGAACAATTGATAAGTTAAATGCTATTGGAGTTGAAGGTGTAATTCAAGCAGTACCAGAAAATACAAATGGCGGTAGTCTTGATGTACAAAGAATTGCATTATATAGCTCAAATTTATGGGCAGCATTAGGTTTGTCTGCTGATGGTATAGGTTATGATGCTTCTGGTTCTAAACGATATATAAATGAAAAAAGTAATACTGGGTGGGACGCTCCAACTTATGAAACAAATACTGATAATGTAGATTATTCTTTGGGTAATAGTTCTGCAAGATATGTCTTTAAAACATTAAAGGACCAACGTGTTCCTCTTGAAATACAAGTAAAAGTTCCAATGGATGGCACAAGTGAGGAATGGTATATTGAAACATATATTGACTGTTGGTTATCTTCTTATGGTAAAACTTATGACGTTGGTAAAATTACTGTTGCAGAAACTTGTAAAATAGATTACGCAGATGTTGTATAAATAATTTATTTAAGAGAGGAAAATTTTCCTCTCTTTTTTTATTTTAAAAAAATATATTTTTTATTTATATAATAGTATAAATTTATAAAGAAGGAGATTATAAAAATGCCAATAGTATTACCACAACAAATAATTGTTTCTGCAAATAATAGATACAATACTTATTATTTAAACAAAGGTTATGAGATAATTGATAAAAAAATAGTTGTTAATGTAGAAGATTTAACTAATCTCAGCAAGAATTCCCCCACCTAAGAGGTGGGGGAAGAATTGCGTTCCACTATTGACAAACTAAATGTAAAGTATTATAATAATATCATAAATTTTAGGATTGGAGGAGAAAAAATGAAACGTAATAAAGCCTATAAGTTTAGGATATATCCAAACGATGAGCAGAGAGTATTTTTTGCACAGTGTTTTGGATGTGTTAGGTTTATTTGGAATAAGATGTTATCAGATAAGATAGACTACTACAAAGAGCATAAGCAAACTCTAAATAATACACCTGCACAGTATAAGACCGAATTTGAATGGCTCAAAGACGTTGATAGTTTAGCCCTTTCTAACGTTCAAATGAACTTACAGAAAGCGTTCAAGAGTTTTTTCACCAATCCTAAAGTTGGATTTCCAAAGTTCAAATCTAAACATAAAAACAGAAAAAGTTATACTACTAACAATCAAAAAGGCAGTATCACTTTAGAAAACAACCTATTAAAGTTACCTAAACTAAAGGATTTAGTTAAAGTCAAGGTACATAGGCAAATTCCAAGTGACTACAAAATTAAGTCAGTAACAGTAAGTCAAACGCCTAGTGAAAAGTACTATGTGAGTATCTTATGTGAGTACGAAAGCCAAGTACAAACAGTAGAACCCACAACTTTCCTAGGTTTGGACTTCTCAATGAAAGAGCTATACGTTGCTAGTAATAACACATCTGCAGAGTATCCAAAGTACTACAGACAAGCACAGAAAAGACTTGCAAGAGAACAACGAAAACTCTCAAAGTGCGTTAGGGATAGTAGCAATCGTAATAAACAACGTCTAAAGGTTGCTAAACTGTTTGAAAAGGTAGCTAACCAAAGGAAAGATTTCTTACACAAGCTATCAAACAAGTTAGCTAAAAATTACGATTGTGTGTGTATTGAAAATCTTGATATGAAAGCAATGTCACAAGCGTTGAACTTTGGAAAGTCTGTAGCGGATAATGGTTGGGGAATGTTTACAACATTTTTGAAATACAAGTTGGAAGAACAAGGCAAACAACTGATTAAGATAGACAAGTATTTTGCAAGTTCTCAAACTTGTTCTTGTTGCGGATATAAAAATCCCGATACAAAGAATTTGTCAATTAGGTCGTGGAATTGCCCTCAATGTGGAACTCATCACGACAGAGATGTAAATGCAAGTATAAATATCAAAAACGAGGGTATGCGAATAGTATTATCCTAAACAAAATAATAAAACCGTGGGACACACGGAGTTAGCCCATTGATACTTACATCATTAGATGTATTGAGTGGGAAACATCTGTTAAATCAGAAGCTCCCACCTCTTAGCGTAGCGTAGGTGGGGAGTATGTCACCATATGGTAGTAAAAGAAATGTTCTTTGCAAATGTAATAAATGTGAAAAAAATTTTCAAAGACCATTTTTTAGAATTACAGATATTGACATTACATATTGCAAAAGAAGTAGCAATGTGTTAGCCCAAGAAACTTGGAAAAAAATTATGGTTGCGATAATCCTTCAAAATGTGAAAAAATACGTGAAAAAAGAAAAGCAACTAATTTAGAAAAATTTGGAACAGAATATTCTTTAAAGAACAAAGAAGTTAGAGAAAAAATTAAAAATACAATTAAAGAAAAATATGGAGAAGAATATATAGGTTCTTGTGATTGGATTAAAGAAAAAATAAGAGAAAGCAAGGCACGTCTTTATGAAAAGAATGTAAAAACATCTAAAGGTCAAAATCATATAGCAAAATTATTAGATGGAGATGTAAATACAAAAATAAGAGGATGTTTCCCTGATATTGTAATAAATAATTTAAGTGTAGAATATGATGGTAGTGGTCATTGGATGACAGTAACAGCTTTTCATAATTACACACAAGAAGAATTTGAAATAAGAGAAAAAGCAAGAGAGCAAATTTTTCTTGAAGAAAATTATAAAATCATTAGAATTATTTGTAAAAACGATAAACTTCCATCTGATGAAACTATTCTTTCTACTATTGATGATATAAAAAATATTTTTAATAAGGAAAATAAAAGAATTGCAAGATGGAATACACAGGATAATACAATCATTTATGAGTAAGGTGAATATAAGTGTTAAATAAAACTAAATTAGAAGATATTATAAAATTTAATCAAATATTAAATTCTTACGAATATATAATTCCTAATAATGGCAATTCTATTGTTGAAATTAAAAAAGAAGATTTTTATAATTATTATAAAATGCTCACACCGCAGGAATTTTTTAAATATAAAGGTGGTGTATGTTGGGATTATGTTTGTTATGAATCTTATTATTTTGAAAAGTATTTTTCTGATATAGCTTATAAGGCGTTTTATTGTCTTAGTATTGATGTTGATAAAGATACACCAACGCATACATTTATTATTTTTAAATGTGATAATAAATATTATTGGTTTGAATCTTCTTGGAAAATAAAAAGAGGTGTGTATGAATTTAAATCAGAAAATGAAGCCTTAAATCATATTATATATAATTTAAATAAATTTGCAGAAAGTAAAATTGAAAAGAATTATTTATTACAATATAACGCTTTAGATAATAATTTATATGGTATGAATTGCAAAGAATATATGGGATTATATGAATGAAAAAATAAATAATAATAATTTATTTAATAACCAAAAAAATATAAAGCCTAATAAAGTGTTTGATAATAAATCACCATATGTACCTGTTGATTTAAATAAATATAAAAAACTTATTATTGATGAAAAAGTAATTAGTTTATATAAAAACAAAATTAAACCTTTAAAACATATAAGAGCTAATATAAATACTAAAGGATATTTGTTTTTAAACTCTGAGGATGAATTTGTTGGTTTAATTAATATAGAAAAGAAAAATGATGGTATATGGATTCAAGCATTAGAAGCAAATAGTAATATGCAGAATAGCGGTATTGGTACACAATTATTAAAAATAGCTACTAATGAATTAAGTACAATAAAATTATCAGTAAGGAAGAATAATATAAAAGCTATAAAATTATATAGAAATAATAATTGGGAAGAATACGCTCAAACAGAAAATATGATATTTATGAAATATAATAAATTGTCAAATAATGAATTAAATAGTCTATTAAATAAAGATTTTTGGTCTTTATAATTAAAGAGAGGTTTTATACCTCTTTTTTTTATTTTAAAAATTTTAAAAAAATCAAAAAAAGTTCTTGACAAAATATAAAAAACGTAGTATAATATAACCATAAGATAACAAAACACATATAGAAAATCTTAGGAGGACACGATTATGAAGAACAAATTTTATGAAACAAGAGAAGACCTTAGAAATATTAAGGACGTAGACACATTACTTAAAAAGACAGGACTTGATTGGGGAGTAGAAACATTTACGCCTACATTTCCAAATGGAGAAGAAATTCCTAATGCACAGTTTATTGTAAAAACTATTGATAATGAACCTGTATATACTGATTATCTTGGTTTTGTATCTGATAAATATAAAGTACTTTCTAATAAAGAAGCATTTGAATTTCTTAATAGTCTTATCAAAAAGATTACTTTTGAAAATGCTATTGAAATTAATAATGGAAAACAAATATATATATCAACAGATATTGGAGATAGATATGTTGATTGTATTGATGAAACAGTACATTGTAAAATGTTTTTAATACATTCTTATAATGGAAGTACAGCTTTTACAATAAGCATTGTTCCAATTGTAAATGGTGTTCCACTTAATCTTCCATTAACTTCTGTTAAAAGAAGTAGGTCGCTTAATCATACAGTAAATATTAGCGAACGAATGATTATTTTAAAAGACACTCTTTCTTTTGCTGATAATTATTTTACAGCATTTATAAATGAAAGTAAGAAATTAAAAAAAATAAGTATCAATAGAGAACAAATTGAAAGGTTTGCGGAATTGGCTTATCCAATGCCTGATAAAATGAAAGTAACAGAACAAAAAATAAACAATGTAAAAGAAAGAAGAAGTGACCTTTTAAATTGTGTTATTGGCGAAACAGAACCCAAAAATGCAATGGATTTTATATTAGGAGTTTCAGAATATATAGCAACTCTTAATCCAAAGAGAAAAACAAAAACATTTGAACAAAATAAATTTGCACAAATTGTTGCAGGTCACAAAATATTAGATATGGCATATAAATATGTAATGGGTTAATAATACAGGGAGATGTTTAATATCTCCCTTTTTTCTTTAAAAATATAATTGAGTAGAATGTTTATATACTATATGAATTTGATAAAAGGTGGTATAAAAAATGAGAAAGATTTCAAGGTTAGTTAAATCAGAAGATATAGAACAAAAGCGTTATGAAGTAATTGAAAAATTTAATAATTATATAGATAATTTAGGTGAAAAATTATTAGGAAAATATTTTGAAAACTGTTGTTCCTCAGAAATGATTCATTTTAATGATGAAAAAGACTTTCCATATGATTATAAATATATGTTTTTTGATGGATATATAAGTATATTAGAAGCTTCAAGAATTTTAGGCATATCTTTAACAGAGGATGAAATAGATTTGCTTGAAAATAAATTAGGAAAATATTCTATTGACGATGGTGCAATATATTTAGATTGTACAAAAAATAATGTAAGTGCTGAAATCGATGATTGGGCAGAAGATATAACTCAAACAAATAATAACAATTTTAGTAAAAAGATTAATAATATTTTAAATGGTATGGAAAAGAATTTAAAAATATTTGTTGATGAAGTAGATAAAAAAGTACTTGAATTACAAAAAGATATTTTATAATGAGGAGATTTAATATCTCCTTTTTTATTGTAAAAATTTATCAACTACTATATGATGTTTTCACTAATTAAAGATGTAATGGCTTCTTACTAAAAAATATTAAAATATAGTATATTTTTATTTACTCAATATATTTTACAAATAAAAGATTTTCATAGTAAAGGAGACATATATATATGAGAAAAGAACTTGAACAATTAATATTTAGTGGTATATTAACTGATACAGTAGAAATTGCAGGCAAGCTGTGGACTATACAAACAATTTCTATTACAGAACATACAGATGTTGTAGCAAAGTTGAAAGGTGATAATAATACACTTAATTTGCTTGCTCTTAAGACAAATTTAGTTATTAAGAGTTTAAAGAGTATTGATGATATAGTATTAGATGATGAAAAAGAAAAGACCGAGTTTGTTAAGAAGTTACCACTTCCAATCATTGATAAGTTGTTTACAACTTATGATGCTTTAGTGGATAAGTTAAACAAAGAATTAACAAACGAGGATTTAGAAGAAATAAAAAACTCCTAAACGACAGTTTTAGCAATATAAAGTTTACCGTCATGGAAGCCACTGGTGCATTACCCACTGAGAAAAGAGTTAGGGAAATGAATAACTACCAGTGGCTTTGGTATTATATGAATATTATTGAATCTAAAAAGAGAAGAAATGAAGAAAGAGATAATATCATTCAATATATGTCATATTTCTGGAATTATGACATGGCTAAATCTGTCGCAGAGCAAAAGGAAGCAGAAAAACGTAAAAAAGAAAGAGAAGAAGCAAAGAAGAATAACACAGAAGTTCAATATAATCCGTATGAAGAAAGGAATGTATTAGCAGAGGGTGAAGTATATAATGATACATTTGATGATGAAATTGAATCAATATTAGCAAATGAAAGACAAATAGAGTTACCTGGTAGTGGTAATAAAGTTTCTTCTGAATCAAAAGAAGAATTTATGGAAAGAGCATTTAACATTGAAAAATTATTACAAGAAAGTCCTAATATAAAAGAACTTCAATACATAGAACCAGAAGTAAAGAAAATAAAAAGGCAACAAAGAGAAGAAATGATGAGAACGGAAAATACAGTAGTAAGGAATAGAGGAGAAAGACCATTATTAGTAAATCCTAAAAAGGCAAAAAAGCCATCTACGCACCCAACTACACTTGATAGTGGAAATAGAAAAAATACTTCAAACGAACATACTATTGAGAATGAAAGAACTAATATTGTAAGAAATAATGTTGTAAGAAATAACAAAAATCATAAAAGTTCTAAAAAACCTGTATTAAAAAATAATAATGAAATAGTTGGATTTAAAAAGAGTAATGAAGTGGAAGATTTATTAAGTTTTGATAAATTTAAGAGTAGTGCAAATAATGATGATTTAGATATAATTACAAGTCCTACAAATGAAAAATGACATATAAAAGAGGTGAAAATAAATAATGAATAATAATGTAAATAGCCCATTGACAGATATGCTTAAAAATAGTAGTGAATGGGGAGCGAGTTATCAAAACGCTACTAATGTTAATGAGGAAGAAAGCAACACAAAAAGAATTATTGATGTTGTTGTTAATGATGAAGATGCTAGAAAACGAATAAAAGAACTTTCTGATGAATATGCAAAATCATTAGAATTAAAAATAGAAACTAAGTTAGATAAACACGAAGATGTTTTAAAAGAACTCAAAGAAGTAAGAGATTTCATTGAAAGTGCGAACTCAGATTTTAGAATAAATGTTGAAGTAGATGGTTTATCTGCATTTAATGCAGTAAGTAAAGATTTAGACCAAATGCAATCTAAGATAGCATCTGTACAACAAAATGTACTTAAATTTTCAGATAGTTTTAATGAGTTGGATGCTTCAAAAATATCAACATATAATTCACAAATAGAATCAGCAATAGGTATTTCAAAGGATGCTAAAAAAGAAGCACAAGATTTAGTAAATTCTCTTAATGCAGATATTCAAACGAAAAACTTTGCCGATTTAACAGAAAAATTAATAGATTTACAAAGCATTATGGCTACTGCTGGTATGGGCGGTAAGGAATTTAATGATATAATTTCAAGTATTGGTGGAGAAAAATTAGCGGCAGAATTTGAAAGCTCTAGTGCTGCATTAAAACAATTAAAAGAAAATATATCTACTACTGTCACTGAATTTAATAATTTTTCAAAAGTAAAAGAACCTCTTGAAAATATTGTAAGTACATTAAGTAAGCAAGCTGAACAAATGGATAAAAACCTTGAAAAGGCAAAGGAAATAAATCAAACAAAAATACAATGGAAAATAGATGGAGATGGTAATGCTACAAAATTAGCAAACGCACTTGATTTATCTTCTGAAATTGAAATGTTTAAAAAACAAAAAAAAGAAATAGAAAAAATACAAGAAGAACTTAATGGTGCTGCAAAAAAAGGCAATTTTATAGAAACTGCTCTTGGTGGTAAAGACACAGGAAGTGGTGTAAATAGACAATATTTGGATAGAAATAAACAAATGTCAAAACATATAAACGGTACAGTATTTAATACCAGTAATTATCTTATTGACACGGAAGATGATTCTACTACAATAACAGATAATCTAAGTAAAATAAGTGAAAAGTATGGTATTTACAACAAAACACTTGCAGACAGGCATAAGAGTTTTGTTACAATGCTTAATGAGGAATTAAATGTATTACAACAGAATGAAAATAAAATAAAAGAACAATCAGAAGAAGGTCTTATCTCTAGTGATGAAGCTGAAAAGGCAATAGAAGAAATTAAAAAGCAAAGAAAAGCATTAAATGAACAGTTAAATGAAAGTCAAAAACAAACAGTTGAGGATATAAATAAACTTGCAGAAGGAAATGCAAGGCTTATTGCTGCGGCAGGTGAAAATGCTGTCGGAAATTACTCTATGATGAATTATGGAGATACGTTTAAATCAGATAATAAGAAAATGCTTGATACAAGTGTTGGTAATATTAAGACATTAAGTAATATTGAGAGAAGAATGGAAGGTCCTAAGTCCTTCAAAGGATTAATGACAGGTAAAAATGTTATTAAAAACTTGGGAACGCAATTAGCGTTAGAAACACAAGGTGTAAATGTTTCTGATATTAAAAACATAGCAAGAAGTAACGCAGGTAAAGCAGACTTTGTAAATAAAAACTTCGACAATATTGCTGGTGGACTTAACACAGCATTAAGTACTAACAATAAAGAAGATATTGATATGTATAAAGGACAATTAGGTGGATTGTCAAGTCAATTTGGCGATAAGAAAGATATAAAATCTCTTTCAAAAGCTGCAAAAATGGACACAAAAGGTGATAAAAACTTAGAAGGTCTTAAAAAAGCAGCACAAGACCAAATAGCAGTAGAAAAGCAATCAATATCTAGTTTGCTTATGCTTTATCAACAATTAGATGAAAACGGACAACTTTCTGATGACCAACAAGAAGAAATGGAAAGACTTAAAGAAGCTATGAACGACTTAGAGGAAGCAACAGAAGAAAACTCAGATAAACAAGAGAAAAGTTCTAGTAGCTCAGGAAATTTAGGTTCTACTATTAGTAGTTTTTTACAGGGATTTGAAAAATTATTAAGTAATGCTGGGGCTTTATTATCCACACCTTTAGCTTCCAGAGCTATGAGTATGTTTGAAGATACTTCTCTTGGTAAGGGCATTAGTAGTTTTATGGAAGATAAACTTGGACTTACTGGCGGTCTTGATAATATTCCAACTGGTAAAGCATTAGAAATAGCTTTAGACCCATATAAAGCATACAACTACATAGGTTTATCTAATTTTAATGCAGATGGTTATAGAGAAAGGTCAATTGAATTAAACAAGCAATTTGAACAGCAACATTTTAATGTTGCACAGACAAATGCTAAATATGGATTATCTGGTAATTATGACTTAGCAGAAGATAAAGCAAAAGAACTTTATAGGGCAACTAATGGTGTTGTTGGTTTTGAGGATTTATCTCAAAACTATGATGCTGTTGCAAAAACAGGTATACAAGATAGTAAAACAGCAGGACAATGGGCTGAATATGCTACATTAATGGATAAAGTAGGTGCTATGGACTCAAGTGAAGTTATTAGTACTTTAAAGAATCTTTATACCAATATGGATTTGACAGCTGAAAAATCAGTTCAAATGGTAAACAGAATCGCTTCTGCTGCTAAAAATTCAAAAGTATCAGTTAGCGATTATGCACAAGCTGTTACAAGTATAGCAGACGGTTATAGACGAGTTGGTCTTGATGCGGATGATGCTTTAAATGTAATGGGTAACTTAATGGATGCTGGATATTCATTTAAAGATGCTCAGGAAATGGCTTCAACGTTTGGTAATTCTTTAAGTACATTCAGTAATAACAATTCTGATGTAATTTTGTCAGGTTTGATGAGTGGCGGTACAGACCCTTATAAAATGCTTGCTGATGCACAAGATGTAACAGACCCTAATTGGGGCAAGAATATGGCTTCTGGTATGCAAAGCATACTTGATATGAAAGAAAGTATGTTTGGTAAAGGTTCAAATCTTGCAAAATATGAAGTAATGAAAACAATGCAGACAGACTTTGGTTTTAGCCAAAAACAATCTGCTGAAATGTATCATAAATTGCAAGATGGTGATATTGGAAGTCTTGAAGATTTACTTGATGAAATTGCAAATGAAGATAGTGGAGAAAGCATTGAAGAAATAAATTCAAAACTTCTTGATGAAACTGTTAAACTCGGTGGAGAAGTTGGCGGCATACAAGAGATGGTTGCCAAATTCGACTATTCTGCTGCAAAAGATGGTGTAGAAGAAATAAAAAAATTAGAGTCAACATTATCTGGCTTTGTAGACAGTAATATAAACGATATGCAAGAAAAGCTTGAAATTGATTATTCTGAAATGACAGAATATTTGGATAGTAAAGCTGGACAATGGACACAAAGTCATGCAGAACTTATGAATGAACTTTCAGGTTCTTTTAAAACAATAATTGGTATACTTTGTGGACTTTTAACTTCATCAATATTTAGTAATCTTTTTAGCGGACTTTCTAGTTTATTAAGTGGTGGCAGTTCTCTTCTTGGTTCTGCTGCTGTTGGTTCTGCTGCTACAATTGCTGCTGGTGGTGCAATGATTGCAGCAGGTGCTGCTTGGGGTGTACACGATGCTAACAAAGCATTAGAATATGCACAAGAAAATGGTGGAGCAGAAGGAGCAGCTATGAGAGAAGGCTTTTGGAGTGGTTCTCATAGAAACGAACAAGGTTTGCACGATGGCACGAATATGGCTGCAAACGCAGGAAAATTTGCTCTTATTGGTGCAGGTATTGGTACTTTTATTCCTGGTGTAGGTACAGTCGTTGGTGGTGCAATTGGTGCAGGTGTTGGTGCTGTCTTAGGCAGTGAAGTCTACGATACTTATGTAAATGGTAATTCACGAGAATATAATAGAATTAGGTCTGGATATAATGAAAACAAAAATGCTTTAACTGAAAAATACATTAGTGCTGGGTACTCAGAAGAAGTTGCCCAAACTATGTCAGATGGTTTATATAAGTTTAGTAGTGAATTAAAAGGACAAAATTCTACAACAATGGATGCTTTTGCAAGATATTATGCAGAAGCAATTGCTTCTGGAAAAACACCAGAACAAGCTATAAGTGATTTCACATCAAATATTGATGACAATGTAGATAAAATTATAACACAAATGAAAGAAGAAGGTGTAGAGGTAACTGATGAAAACGGTATTGTTACAGAAAATGGTGATACAACACAAAATCTTGTAACTGATATGAGTTCAGAACAAAACGCTCTTTTTGACAAATGGGCTGGTGCAGCAAACAAAGAAGTAGTAATGAAGGGTGGAGAATCCCTTACTTTAAAAGAAGTTGTAGAAAGTATATCAAAAGACGAATCTACGGCAGAAAAAGCAGGAACAAATGATGTAAGAAAATGGATTTTAGGAAAAGATAATCAGGCATTAGCCTCACTTAATAAGTATGGTGGAGATTATGATAAAATATTAGAAGCTGCCACAACTGGCGATAAAGGAGCAGCAAAAGGATTACAACTTGTTCAAGATGCGTTGTTTACAAGTGTAGCATTCCATTCTGCTAGTGCAAAAAAAGATGAAAGTGATGCTTATGAGAGTTTAGTAGCTGGTGATAGAACTTTAACTGCTGTAAGAACTGGAGATATTACCAATTATGAAAGACAATATGTGACACAAGGAGAACAACAAATATCAAAAGATATTCAAGACTTAAAAAATAAAACTGTTGGTAGTACTGATTTTAACAATACTTGGAATAAATATAAGGGTGTTATTGAACAAAACCCACTTTATAAACAAGAGTATCAAAATGCCTTAAAGAATGGTTCTACTGCTGAAGAAGCCGCAAAAAAAGCACAAGAAGCAATTCAAGAAGCAATAAAAGATAAAGTATCTACTGAAGACCCACAAGCTTTAAGTGATATGATTGGAATTAGTGTTGCAGATGCTATGGCGGCAATAGATGACAATAACAATCCAACTCCTACAAGCACAGAACAATCTGATATGAATAAAATTTATGACCTTTGGGCAGGAATATATTCTAATGGTGGTAATTTGGAATTCGTATCTGATAAAGGAGATTATACTGCTAATGCTAATATTAGTGATATTTTTAAGGGGTTTACACAAACTTTTGATGAAAACGACACAACACTTGTAGGTAGTATTGTAAATAGAAATAGAGACGATATTGATTATGCTTTAGAAAAAGCAGGTAGTAATACTACTACTTCCGAAGTGTTAAGTAAATATATGAAAGATGGGAATTTTGATACAGTTTCTTTTTTAGAAAATGCAAAAAATAATGCTAATAGTGATGAAGGGATAATTTTAAAAACGTTTACAAATAATATGTTGCCAGCAGATACTAACGATTTAACTAAGTATCGTGATTTTAAAGGTATGGGAACTGGCGAAAAAGACGGCGTAACTTTTACAGGAACTTCTGAGACTTTATCTTTAAAGCGAACACAAGACATGACAAATCTTGTAACAAATAAAAACGATAATTACGTAAGTACGGTGGACTTAAGGTCACCATTAAACACAAAAGAAGACGGTAAAAAACTTCTGGAATTATTAGGTAGTAAGATACAAGATAAAAATGGAAATGGTAATTATGATGAATTGATAGATATTCTTGAGGATGATACTGGTGAGCAATTACAAGAACTTATTAATGGAAATTTAGATATATTTACCAGTAACGAAGATTTAAAAAAGATATTAGATGACGATGGTACAATTAGCCAAAATAATTCAAAATCTATTTTATCTTTTTTAAAAAGTATTATTGATAGTGGTATTAAGATAAAAAATATTACTAACGGGAATAACAACAATGATGGTTCAAGTGATGGTTCGGATGGTGGTAGTGGCAGTAGTAGTGGTGGTACAGGAGCAACAGTAGAATTTAAAGGCAATTTAGATGAATATACTAAAAAATACTTTGCAACACCAGGTTCAACTGTTGATTTTTGGAATACGCTTTTAGGTGATATGGGGTATTCAAATGGATTTGCATCCTTTACTCCTGATGTATGGGCAGAGAATGCTTATAATAACACAAATTATTCAACAGCTGGTACTAAGACCATAGATACAAAAACACAAGGAACTAAGTATGTTACTTATGAATTAACTACGCCAGTATCTAATAAACATTGGTGGACAAGTGCCAATTATGAGATACCAAATACTAATAACCAAAAATATTATTTAGAACAAGCCATAAAACAAGCCCCTAATTCGACTACTGCTGGCATAATTAACAACATGATTAAAGGTACTACAGATTATATATCAAACAGTGAACTCTTAGCTATAAACCAATTGTTAGCTAAAGCTGGAACAGGTGTACAACTTTCAGTATCAGCAGGTGCAAGTGATAAGCTAAAAGCAGCTTCAAACAAACCTGTTAGAAATTTGGTAATGACAAAAGCTGTAAAAGAAGAAACTACTACACAACAACAAGTTACTGATGAAAATAATAGAACATTTAATGCATCAGAATTAGTAAAAAGTTTGATAGCAGGACATATATACTCACTTAACAATTATACAGTAGGTACTAACAAAAACGGTGAAATAGAATCCACTAGTTTGAGAATTCTCAGAACTGGTGATGATTCATTTATGATTGGTTCATATAAATATTCAGACAGTGCAGGTACTCAAATTGTAACAAATAGAACAGATATGGATACTGCTACTTTGGTAAGAACAATACAAAGTGGATATGCTGATACGACAAATAAAGATATTGCAACATTGACTGATTTGACAGGAGATATTTCTTCGAAACTTTCAGAAGTAACAAGAGAAACAACTCCTACTACCACTCCCGAAGAAACAACAGACCCTGAAGAAGAACAACGAAAGAAAGAAGATAGCAAAAATATGGCAGAAACGGCTAAAAATACAGGTGATGCTGTTGATGCTCTTAATGGTACAGGCTATTTAGGTGCAGGTCAGTTGTTATTTACAGCTCAAACATTTGGTTCTAATTCATCATTGTCAGGACAATCATTAGCAACAACTGATTGGGAAGGATATTCAACCAGTTTGACAGAGGCAGGCGGTGGATTGGTTGCCCCTGATGCACAGATACTTTCTTATGCACTTGCAACTAGCAGTGAAATTAATAGTTATGCAACATTAAATAAAAATTTACAAGAGAATGGTTCAAATCAAACTGTAAATATTAACGTTAAAGCTGATATAACTGGATTAGATACAAACGTAGAAGAAATGAGTAAAAATGTTTCAGAAGCTATAACTTATCAAGTTTTAGATGATACTGGTGTTACTGCTGTTGTTAATACAACTATTTCATAAAATTTAAAAGACCTTTTTTACAAAAGGTCTTTTTTTATTTTAATAATTTCCTATTTTAATAAAAAGGAAGTGAAATAAATGAGCGGTTCTCCAAGTGGAGTATTTAAATTAAAAAGTCAAGAAGGAAAATTAGGCTGTGGAATTCGTAGTGGAACTACTGATGCTAGTGTAGGCAATTTGCCTGTTTGGACTTGTGCAGGCTGGGACCTTTGCAATCAGTCATCATGTTGTACTACAATGATATTAGCAATAATGTGTACAGATATATCTGGAAAATATATTACCCCAGATGAAATTTCACAAATATCTGCATATACTGCTGGTGAATATGCTGGTCGTACTATTCTTGATAAAGTTACAATGGCAAATATGGTAAATTCTGCATCAAGTTATTTTACTGCACAAGCAGCGGATGGTATAGATGAAAATAAAGTTATTACAACTCTTAGCAATAATGGTAGAATTGGTTTTTGTATTCAAACATTACCTTCAACTAATGGAAAAAATTATTGGGATGGAAGTAAAGAAGGTACTGGACACTGGTTGGCTATTTATAAAAGAGATACTAATGGAAATTATTATTGTTATGATGGTGGTGGTAATAGTACACTTGCAGGCGGTGATATCGCCACAAGAGCAACATTTCCAATATCTTTTTCAGCAATAAAACAAGCGATTGCAAATAGAAGTAATCAAGTATTATATATAAATCCTGCAAGTGGTAAAGGTGCTAACTTATCAGGCGGTGGTTCTGCAAGTTCAGGAAGTGGTTCTTCTAGTTCAAGCGGTGGTTCAGGTATTACTGTAAGTTCAACAAGCTATTTTTCTGACATATCAGACTCAGACCAATCTAAGATTAAAGCACAAATAGATGCAATGATTGCAGCAGGTGCCGCACAAGGAATAAATATGGCAGTAGAAGGAGATTCTCTTGTTGTAGATTATTCTTCACATTTAAAGGATTATGTAAAATATGCAAATGTAAAAATGTTAAAAGGATTACAATATCATCCTAATTCGTTAGGTAGATTTAACTTTAAACAAGATTACATTGTAATTATAAGGAAAAAATTATATTTCGCCGCAACAATGGCAAGTAATGAAAATTTCCTACGATTATATCAAGTTAATAATTTTTCTGCAATAACAGTAAAAACTAGTGTTGCAGGTGAAGCCACTTGTAATATTTCATTAAAAGGTGGAGAAAAAGTAGTTTGTATAAATAGAAACGATGAAGAAGATAAAAATTGGCAAAGTTACGAAGAATTATTAAATGGTTTGACTAATATTGATGATGAAGCTACTACTGGTGATAGTAAATGGAGAATTGGTAGTAGTGATTGGGATAGTCCAACTTCATTAGGAGTGGATTATAAAAATTTAATGAAGGCGAGAGAAGCAAAATATGGTTGGAGAATTGCAGAAAAATGTGATTGGCAACCAATGGACGAAATAACTGTTTACTCTCAATCAAGAACAAAAAGAAATGCAAGTGGACAATTTACATTTGAAAAAATATTTTTTGGATATATAGATTCAATAAAGAAACAATTTGATAGTCAAGGTCCAATTATAACTATACAAGCAACAGACCAATTAAAATTATTAAAAAATAGTTATGTAAATAAATCTCCAAGTTTTCAACCTGGTAGATTTAATAATGGGTATTTGGATATAAGTTTTGCAACAAGTGAAACAGGATTAATAAAAATAACAGAACCATTCCAAGCAATATTTTCGGCAGGTGAAACTTCTGAGGAAGCAATAGCACGAATAAAAACACAAAGTACATTTAGTGAAATTTTTTCAGGATTATTTCCTGATTTGATTATTGCACAAGGTTGTCTTGCTGCTGGTATTCCTGCTTCTTATTTAGTAACAAGAATAGAGCCTGTAAAAGTTATTCCTTATATTTTCAAATTAACTGATGGTGTAAATTATCAATCATCAGAATTTAAATCAAGATTAGACTATTGTCAAGAGATAGCAGAATTATGTCTTATGGAATTTTTCCAAGATGAAGAAGGAAATATTGTGTTTAAAATACCAAGTTATGTTTTAGGAGCTAACAATTTAACAGCTAACAATATGGGGTATGAATTAAACGTAGAAGTTTTAAGAGAAAATAATTTTGCACCATTTGATAAAAGTTATGCAATATCTTTAGAAAGAATACAAGAAGGATTAAAATATTGTAAGATGTTAGTATATACTTGTGAAAACAATGAAACATTAAGAACTATTTCATTAGCCTTATATGGTAGTGATTTGTATTCAAGTGAAATAAAATATCTAAATGTTGGTACTTGTCAAGGATATGGAATAAATGATACGTTACCTAGTGGTACACAATTATTGTTAATAAAATACGATATATCAGACAAAGAGGCAAGAGATGAATATTTAGAAACAATATCAAATACAAGGGTTATGTCTTATGCAACTGCATTATATAATCAACAATCAGGAATAAGTAGTATGGATAATTATTCAGGATTAACAATGTCTATGATGACTGATGCTTTAATTCCTGAAACTCCACCAGAGGAAATAGTAAGTTTTACATTATCTGATACTGATAAAGAAGTTTATAATAGTATTGAAGTAAATGGTATAACATATATGGGTGTGTATGAAGGTGATGAAAAAACTGCAATAAAAAGAACAGTTCCAGATTATGAAAGTATAATGAGATTTGGCGTAAGAGTTGCACCAAGCGTAACGTCACCATTGATATATAGAGATGATAATTGTGAATTATTTGGTCACTGTTTATTAGCGAAATCAGCAGCAGGCAGATTCACTGCAACAGTATCAATGATAGAAAATCCTGATATAAGGATAGGAAATCCTATTAGATTGTTTACTTATGATGAACATCCTAATATGGAAACTGGTATATGGAGTACAGAAACATATCCTGCACAAAGTGTTTATTATATAAACTCTATAAGTAGAAGTATTAAAACTGATGGAGTTTCTACAATGACATTAGATTTAGTTGCTGGTAGAGTAATGGGAGAAGAAAGTATATATGATAAACTATTTGTTGCGTATAGAGGATTTTATGAAGAACCAAATATAACAGACCCTGAAATTCTTGCTTATGCTAAAAGTAAATATCAATCAAGTTGGGATGAAATACAATCAGGCTATGGTAGTGTTTCTATAAATAATGATAGTAGTGATAGCGGTAGTAGTGATAGTGATGATGATATTGGTGACGGTAGCTTCCCAGCTGATGGTCCAATTGCATTTAGTGGTTCAACTAACGAGGTAACAGGTAAAACAATCCAAGTTCCTAACGATGGATATATTGGTAGTCAAATGGTAATTGAAAAATATAGTAGCGTAAATGCTTTGGAACATAGTACACGTCAATGGAAAATATTAGAAGCGTCTGGTAGACATTTTGATAGCGATGGCTTCCTCAGAGTAGATGGGCGTTATGCTTTAGCGTTAAGTTGTAAATTTGGAAGACCTGGTGATAAAGTTAAAGTTGAGTTTCGTAATGGTCAAACTTTCTTAGGATTGTTTGTTGATTCGAAAAACAATCCTAGTGAAGTTGAATATAAAAACACTTGGGGACACCTGGATGGAAAACAAACATTGGAGTTTATTGTAAAAGATAGTGAATTTATAATATCAGAAGGCGTATATAAAAAAGATGTTGCACAATGTCATCCTGAATGGGCAAATACAACAGTTAAGCAAATTACAAATCAAGGTCCATGGAGTTATACGCCTAAATCTTAAATAAATAGTTTAAATAAGGGGAAGATTAAATATTTTTCCCTTATTTTATTTTAAAAACATAGTATATTCCTATTGTTAAAGAAAAAAGAAAATATATAATTATTAGAAAATAAAATAATGATTAAAAGAAATGGAGGTGTAATTGGTTTGGATGGAACAATACTTGCTAATTTGCAAGAAGCTATAACAAGTAATGATTTTCTTACTTCTCAAAAAAAATTAGTTGATGATACTTATAAAAATGATATATCATACTTATCTTCTGCACAAGAAGCTTCTGATGCGTATATGGCAATGAAACAAAGAATACCTATGGTATTAGAGTATTATGTAACACCGTATGAAATTCATACAGTTGAAATGTACATAAATCCTAATAAGATAAATATGAAACATCAAAAGATTACGTCTAAAACAGTTACTCGTGGTGGTATATTCTTTCATCATTATGGTGAAGATATTCCTGTTATGACTATTTCAGGTAATACTGGTTTATCAGGTATGAGTGGTATTGCAGAATTAGAGAAAATATTTAATTATTCAGGTACGCTTTTAAGATATCAAAATGTAGGTATAAATAAAATATATAATGGCGATAGCGAACCTTTACAAATATTATATTTAGATGATGCTGTTGAGTATTATGATAAAATAGTTGCTTCAAGTACTTCACTTGAAGATATACAAAATGCAAGTAATCAACTTACAGGTTTGTTAAGTTCAAGTTCAGAAAGAACAACTTTAACAACAGAAAAAGCTGCTGAGTTAGTAAATCTTGAACTTTCTTCTTTATATTCAACTTTAAGTTTAAATCTTGCCTGTACAACAATACAAACTATTATTGCAAAGGTTAATGATGAAATAGCAACTATGTTAAGTAAAAATCAACAAGTAACATTTGCTACTGTATATAAATTAACTCAAACACAAGTTAAAAATTCTTCATTATCAAATGGTAAAATGCTGACAGCTTCAATACCATTTCCATCAAGTTCAGAATGGTCAACTAATAAAGCAGAAGTTTTAGAAGAAATTTCAGAATATTTAGATGATATTAAGGATGCTTATGATGTGGATGACACTGATGATATTACATATACTATGGTTAGTAATTATTTAAGTACATATCAAGAAACTGAAACTTATGATGTTTCTGAAATTGCATTTCAAATAGCAATAGAAATTTATAATTCTAACGTTGAATCATTAAATGGCACAGCTACTACGACAGAAACAGAAGATACAACAACATCTGCTACTGTTGAAAATGGTTTTGACAAGGATTTATATGTATGTGTAAGTGAAAGTGCTTATTTATATTCTGAACCTAAATTTACTGCTACTAAAATAGCACAATTATATCGTGGTGGTGAAGTAACAGTAAATCACGTAGATTCACCAGGAGCTTGGGGAATGGTTTCATATTACGAGGGTGGATATATAGCACTTGAAAATGGTGCAGAAGAAGATATCAACCAATATACTATTACAGAAGAAGGAATACAAATGTATCGCTGGAATGGAATTGGTGATATGGATAAAATAACACAAGAGATAATGGAAAAAACTGCCGAAGGTAAAACATATTCAGAAATAACAAATCCATCAACTGATGATAGTTCAAATAACAATAATAATAACAATACAACATCTTCAACATATTCACTATTAGGTTTTGGAATGAATAAAAGTAGTAGTTCTACTTCTGTAAAAACAGTGAGTTCTTCTTCCATATTAGAGTTTAACAATATAAAATATGATACAGATTATTATGTATATCTTGCAATAAATCCTACTACAAATATTAATAACGTAAATTTGGATTTTATATCTTATAGTACGTCAAAAGAAGTATACGGTAAGGATTTAACTAAAAAAAGTGATGGAGTGTATACAGTTAAAGTAAGTTTTAAAGATAAGTCATCTTCAAAAAACTATGGTTCGATTTATGGTATTCAATTATATATAAATGGGGAACTTGTAAAATCAATAAATAGTTTTTATACAGGGAATAAAGAAGATAAAATATTTGCAAAAATTAATTTTGATACAGATACAGCTAGTTCTATATCTTATAATTCTTATGACCCAAGTATGGCAAAATCTATAAATAAAACAAGAAACATTTCTTTAAATAATGAAGAAAATAACGATGAAGATGTAACTATTAACTATGACAATATAATTGATGAAAACAATATTGAAGCTTTTTCATCAGAAGATATTGCAAATATGCCAGTAATGTCAACTTCAAATGTAACAGTAGAAGGTTTATCTACTAATGCAGATTGTATTTATTATTCATTTAATAGTTATAAAATGTCAAATAATATAGAATATAGTTCTGCTGATGCTGACTGGTTTGCTGGATTTAAGGGTATAACTAGCGAGTCTGAATATCGTATTCTTACCGATGGTTATGATGTAGAATTTTATATATATGTTAATGATATTGCAGAGAGTAATCTTACTGGTCTTTGTGTTGTTAAAGTCTATAAAGGATTAAGTGATACTTCTAATAAATCAAAATATGTATATGAAATAAAAGATATATTAACTACTAAATCAGATATCATAGATGATAGTTATTTTGATTATACATATAGTCACAATGATGTATCATCAGTATATGGTAGTTGTGAAGAATTAATTATTTATCCTATAATAAATAATGTTATTAAACCAGACCAAGGTGCGGTTAGTGTTCAATTTACAACAACAGCAAAATCTAGTTTAAGTATTAGCAAAATAATTAAGAACGCATATTTTGTCAATGAATCAGGCGATACTTCAAAAAGTATTACTGCAATAAGAAATAAATATGGTAATTCCGATACTACTTATACAATAACTGTTGAAACGTTAGTAAATGTAAGTAAGATAGAGTTATCTACAAATTTTGATAATACTAGTGTAAATTCACAATCAATGAACGCTTCAAAAGCTGTTTGGTATAGAAGTAATTCCACCAGTTCCAATCCTTTAAGTTGCCCTTATTATAGATTTAGTGGTATTAAATATAAATTCAATGACCCAACAACAGGTAGTAGAACATTACATATTAAAGCAACATTAGAAAATGGTAAAGAAATAACTGATACTTATGATAATTTATCTGTTTATTTAACTAATAAATCAGGTACTACATCAGATAATGCAGACGATTATATTACAAGTTTTGAGTTTTATGACGATAGCGATTATGATACTGTATTAAGTTATTCTCGTATAAAATATGGCGAATATTTATACATAAAAGTAATAACAACAAGTGATGTTACAAAAATTAGATTTAAATCTGATACTATTTCAAGTATTAATAATCAAACTGTTACAAGTTATAAAACGACAACAGGGTCTAAAAGGTATTTTACATATAAAATTAAGCTTACTTGTAGTACGGGTGTTACCCATACAATAAAAGTACAACCATATATAGACGATGAAGAAGCTTGGGTAAGCGATTATCTTTCAAATTGTATAAAAGTAACAGCTTCGTCTACTGATGATGACGATGATGATGACGATGATGATACTAGTTATATAACATCTTCTGATTACATTATTTCTACAAGTGTAACAAAAAATACCACTAAGAAAATTACCGCTACAATAAAAACCACTGATGATATAACAAAAGTACTTTTATATACTTATGCTGCTGGCGATTCCGATATAGTAGATGAAGTATATAGTTCAACAAGTAGTTATAATACATTTAAAGTTAGTTATACAATGAAAAAAACAGGATATTTATTCTTAAAATATTATGTTTCTGGTAGTGGTTGGAGACCTAGTAGTAAATACTATCGAATAGGTAAGGTAAGTTGTTCATCTTCAAGTAGTTCATCTGATGATGACGATGATGACGATAGTATTAGTTCAACTGAAAGTAATACTTATATAAAAAGTGTCACATTTAATAAAAGCAAGGTAACAAAAAACAGTTCTTTTACTTCTACTATTGTAACAACAGACGAGGTTACAAAAGTAAGAGTCCGTATGGCTGATTCAAGTGATTCAACAACAAAATCTACTACTTATTCTTCAACAAGTACAAGAAATACTTTTAAGGTAAATTATACTGCTTCAAAAACAGGCTATGTATATATTAAGTTTTATATTGACGGTGAAGGTTGGTATGATAAATATTATAAAGCAGGAAAAATAACTGTTAGTTCTTCAAGTAGTAGTTCTAGTTCATCAAGTTCATCAAATAGTAGTTATATTGATTATGATAGTGTTGATGATTATATTGAAGAAATTACTGTTAGTGGTATGGTTAGTGGAAAAATAAAAACAGGAAGTACTCCAACCATAACTGTTACAACAACAGATGAAGTAGATAAAATTAGAATATCTAAAAGTTGGGATAGTAAAACTAAAGTTATTTCAAGTTATGAAGAAGATGATGATACAAGAATATTTTCAAAAGCTTATCCAGAAATGTCAGAATCAGGCACGCAATATATATATGTTGAATTATATGTTGATGGTGAATGGTTGGATGATACAGCTATTATAAAAGCATATGTAAATAAAAATGTTGTTAGTACTTCTGATATAACAGCAAGCGATGAATTATTAAGTGTAAAATTAAGTCCTACAACAACTCTTATTGGTGAAAAGGTTACAATATCATTTAAAGCACAGCCAGAAGTAACTAAAATAAAAATAACAGATAAAACAACAGGAACAGATATAACAACACTAAAACAATCTTCTAATGGTACATTGGCAAGTACTGGTGTATATACATATAGTACAACTACATCATTTTCAAAAATAGGAACACATCGAATAGCATTAACTCCTTATGTTGATGATGGGTTCTTATCAACTTCAATTACCAAAGAGGTTTTAATTACTGATGTATCTAGTAGTACAACAACAGATACTAGTACTTCTACTACTGAAACAACAACGTCAGAAATGAAGTTTACAAAAGCAGGAGTTACTTCAAAAGGCACATTTACATCTTGTTGGTATAAAATAGATGGAGATTATTATATATTTAGACATTACAACCCTACTGAATCAAGTAGCGATAATGTTTTTGTTGCAGTTAAAAGTGGACAATGGAAAATGGCTGAAAATGCTTCAAATAAAATGAACCAATTGACACACTGGTATGCAAAAGATAGAATACCTGTTTATTGTACTGTAAATTATACATCAGATACTATTGATAGTAAAAGTGATTTAGTTTCTGTTAATACATACATTGAAAAAGGTGACACTTTTGTTACAAATAATCATGTTACATTATCTGACGATACAATACATAATAGTAATAACACACAAATATGGTATAGAGTGTACTTTACCGATAATACTAGTTTTACTTCAAGCACCTATTCTTCATTTGGTACAGGTACTACAACTGCACAATTTAGTAGTGATGACACTTCAACAAAATATAAAGGTAGTACAACTACAACAGAAGATACTTCTTCTGATACAACAACTGAAACAACAACATCTTCAAATTCAAACTCAACTACCACCTCAGAAACTACTACCGATGGAGATACTACTACTGCTCCAACAGCAGATGATATGAAGAATTATTATGAACTTAATCTTTCTTCAAGTTCAACTCTTGATACAACAGGAGAATATTTGCAACGTTCAACAAGTTATTGGATTCCTATGTATAAAACAGACGGTTCAAAATATATGTCAGATTCAGAAGTATATAATACATTAGTAAAGGATTATGTAAAATTATATACAGTTGTAAGCGAAGTAGCATATTTATATTTTGGACCTGATGAAAAATATGGTAAGGTTTCCAGTACTCCATTAACAGTAAATAGTAAATTTACCTGTTGTGAATTAAGTAATGATAGACTTTGGGCAAAACAGGTTATTGCCACTTCAAAAATAGATGATACTGATTATTTAAAAGAAAATGGTTATGCAGAATATCCAGGTTGGACTAAAGTAGAATGGTTGGAAGAAGGCTATACAGGACCAATTTCAATATTAGAATCTGAATTGAATAGTGAAAATGATGAAAATTCTTTGACCAATTTAATAACAAATAACAACATTACAACAGCTATTTCTGATACAAACATTGAAGCTGCTACGGATTTGGAAAAAGCATTAATAGGTATACGAGAATGGAATAAAGCAAGTGTTGTAAAAAGATATGAAGTTGAAAGTGGCTTTGCTGATATTGCCGATGAATTAACTGATGAATGGAGACCAAGACTTGTTTATATTTATTTTGAAGATAGAGTTTATTTAGGACATTTTGAGAGTTTTACTTATGATAGAGTGGCTGAAACTGAAAATATCAGTTATACAATGGTATTTAATATTCATAGAATAGTTTCTGTTACATCAATTAGTCCTAATAGATTTGAACAACAAAAGCAATTGGGATTGTTTGGATTTACTCCTGATGAAGATAGTACATCAGATAGTGCAAGTGTAAGCGATTATCAAACAGAATTTGAAGCAGGAAATGATTTACCATTAAAAGTAGAAATATTAAGAACAAGATGTACTTATTATAGAGAGGCAAGAATGGCAGCGTATAATGGCATAGAAATGACAGAAGAAAGAAAAACAGAAATACATAATTGGGCTGTTTCATTAAGAGCAGCAAGTATGTATGGTGGCATACAACAAATAACAGAGTCTACTCCTATATATGGCAATGTTGAAGGTTTTGATGGTACTTTTGATGGTTCTGATAGTTTTTATCCTATATATTTATATTTTATGCAATTGCAATATGCACAAGAAGAAACTATTAGTTCTGAAAAATATGTACTTCCATATGACAAGCCATTACCTTATTCTTGGACAACTGATGAAGGTTTTACTATGGCACAAACAGCATTAAATTTAACAACAAGAATAGATGGTACTCCTGTAACAAAAGCTATGCTACAACAAAATGAATCAGCTCCTTTTAACTTTTTAAATAAATATGATGAAATTTCTGAAATAGAATTATTAAGAGCAAGAGAAATTTGGGAAGCAGAACGTGGAACTTACGTAAAAATGAGAAAAGATGAAATATGTGGACACGCTGGCAGATTACTTTGTTCAACAGGTGCAAGGTTCTATATAAATGGTAACTATCAAAAACTTTTAGAGTATTATAGTTATCAAATGGAAAATGAAGGTATTGCTGGTAATTCTGCATTAGTAAGTGGAGATATTGATTCTATTATAGTTGATGAAAATACATTAAGAGATATTTTTACAACAGAAGAATTTGTAACAATAAGAAGTGAATTAAAAGACTTTTTATTGAAACTTGAAAAAGATTCATCAGGTAATGCAATTACAGAAGATAATGTAGAAGATTATATTGGTCAAAATAGAACAGTATCAAGTTGTAAAGATTGGATGACAGCAGAACAATATGATAAGTTATATCAAACTTATTATAGACAATATCTTTGGAAAACATATTCTTCTTTATTAAAAGAAACTAGTGATAAAAAAGTAGGTACTTATATATTTGTAAGTACATTGAAAAGTATTCTTACTGAAAGTGAACTTGAAACATTTAAGAAATGCACAAAAGAATATAGTGAAGAAATATATAATAATTGTTTTGGAAAAGATGCTAAAGATACAAACTCTTTAACATTTAATTGTATATATTATATTTTAATAAACAATACTGATATAACTACTAAGATATTAAAATATGGCAGTACTTATAATTATTCTACGGAAGAAGCGGCAGAAGTAGCAATGAATACTACAGCTGCTAATATGACAGCAAGCGGAAGTACTATGGCAAAAGAAATACTTGCTCTTAAAGAAGTATTACCTACACTTTCTTATTCTAAGAACACAACAACATCATCATTGCTTAAAGCACTTAATGCTCGTGATAGTAGTATCGCACCTAATATAAAACTTACACAAATTATATTTACTGATAATTCAGAATATTATGAAGAAGATAACACTTATTGGTTTGCAGGTACTTTTAAATTTACATATGCAAATTATCAAGCAGAACAAAGTGCTGATTTCTCTGTTGGTGTATTAAAAGAAAAAACTACAACAGATGAAGATACCGATGATACAGATAGTGAAAACTCAGATTCAAACACAGACGATAAAGATAAGACAGATACAGATGATAAGAATAAAACCGATACAGATGATGGTTCAGAAAAGGGCGATTAATATTTACTAATTTTTATGAAATATAAACCCACAGACTATATTTGTTTTGTGGGTTTGTATTTTTTTTATGAAAAATTATTTGTTGTGTTTAAATAATATATAAAAACAAAGAAAGGAGATAAAAAATGGCTACTGTATACGGAAGTGGTGATGACCCTAATGCAACAGCTCCTAATTTAGGAACAACTTGTTCTAAGATATCTGGTACGTCATACAAGGCTGTGTTTACAGCTTATTATCCTGATAACAGCAAACAAGAGGGTGGATATTACGATTGTAATAGTAAAAAATTAAATACTTCCAAACAAACTTGTGCTGCTCCATCTGATATTCCATATGGTTCATATGTTTGGATAGAAAGTTGTACAGGTGGTGATGGAGTAGATTATAGTAAAAGGTTATATATTGTTACAGATAGAGGACAGGATATTGTTAAAGATAGTAAAGGTTATTATCATATAGATTTACTCTTTAAAGATAAAGCTTCTTCTGATAAGTTTGGTAAGATTCAGGGTAGTGCTATTATTCAAAAGAAAAGTGCTCCTTATACTACTGGTGTTTCTTCGGGTGGTACAAGTGGCAGCAAAAACCCTATAACTACATTCGTTTGGATAGGACATTCAAGAGTTGTTTTTTTAAAAAACACTTCTGTCGTACAAAGTGACGATAAGTTGTACTGTGAAGGTAGTATCGGTTATGACAAAGTAGTAGGATATATGAATCAAGCAGAAAACGAGGGTGCTGTCAAAAGTGGTGCTGCTACAATTATTTGGGCAGGTATAAACGACCTTAGAAATGTTGATAGATACGTTTCAGGTCTTAATGAATATGGAAAACAATGGAAAAATAAAGGAGCTGCCTGTTATGTTATGTCAGAAACTCCAATGGTTGACGAAATATATAAAAAACAATACCCAAGTTGGGCAACCTCTACTAATAATAAAGCAATACAAGATTTCAATTCAAAAATTAAATCTGGTGTTACAGAGATGACATACATAGATGTATGGAGTCAAATAGTAAATGATGTTAATGCTAACACTGTTGACACTATGGGTGTTCATTATACAACAAAAGAACTTAATAAAAAGATACACGATTATGTTAGAAATTTTATCACTAATTCATCAAACAATACCAGTCTTTCATCAGGGGATGAATCTAATAGTGGTATTGAAGTTACAGGTTCATCTTATGACCCAACAATTTCTGCTGATGTAAAAAATTCTATATTTCAAGAATATTTAAGACAAAAAGAAGAATTAGCAAAACAAGGTATAGATATGTACGTAGAAGATAGCAACTTTGTTTTTGATTATTCTATTGCATTAGTTGATTATATTAAATATACTAACGTACATAAATTAAAAGGAATACAATGGCATCCCAACCAAATGAAAAAACAAGATTTTAAACAAGATTATATGGTTGTAATAAGAAAAAAATTGTATTTTGCTGCTTGTATGACAAGTGATGAATTGTTTTTACGTTTATATCAAATAAACAACTTTTCTGCAATACAAACAAATATTTCAACTTCATCAATAGGTAGTTGTAGTATTTCTCTTAAAGGCGGCGAAAGAGTAGTTTGTATAGAAAAGAAATCAGAAGAAAATCAAGGTTGGCAAAGTTACGAGGAGTTATTAAACGGTTTAACTAATATTGATGACGAAGGTGATAATTCTGGCGTAAAATGGCGTATGGGTGTTTTAGGTTGGGAAGACCCAAGTTCAGCAGGTGTGGATTATAAAAATCTAATGAAAGCAAGAGAAGCTAAATATGGATGGCGATATGCTGAGAAGTGCGATTGGCAACCAATGGATGAAATAATTGTATATTCTAAATCGAGAACTAAAAAAGATTCATCAGGGAAATATGCTTTTGAAAAAATATTTTTTGGTTACATACATTCAATAAAAAAAGATTTTAATAGCCAAGGACCAACTATAACTATACAAGCAAGTGACCAAACTGAATTATTATCATATAGTTTTCAAAATAATTTACCATCATATTATCCTGGTAGATATAACCAAGGTTATTTAGATACAAGTTTTAATGTTGATGAATTTGGTTTGTTAAAAATACAAGACCCATTAGTTTATGGATATATTTATAATGAACAGTCAGATGAAACCGCTAAAAAAACTTTAAATATGAGAATGTCACAAACAGATGTTTTTGCAGGAATATTCCCAGGAACTATTATTAAGTATTGTTGCTTATGTGCTGGTATTCCTTGGAAATATTTAAATACAAGAATAGAACCTGTTGAAATTATCCCTTATGTAGTTCAAATAAGAGGTAGTGTTAATTATGAAACTTCCTCAGAATTTAAGTCAAGATATGAATATTGTCAACAAGTAGCTGAAAGAAGTTTTATGGAATTTTTCCAAGATGAAGAAGGTAATATTGTATTTAAAATTCCTAATTATGTAATAGGTTGTAATACATTAGACACTAATAATTGTGGACTCACAATAACTGATGAGTTTAGAGACTTAATTGGCAAAGAGTTAAAACCAGAAGCAACAAGACTTATGACAATGAGTAAATTACAAGAAATATGTCAAGATGTTACTCCAATGTTATATACAACAGTAGAGGGCGATACAGTTAAATCAATATCAACAGGATTATATGGTTCAACATTATATGCAACAGAAATAAGAAACTTAAATTTAGCACAATTACAAAAATATAGTATAAATGATAAGCTAAAAGCAGGAATACAATTATTAGTATTTAAATATGATGTAACAGATGTTATCGCAAGGTCAGAATATGTTGATTTAATAAATAATTCAAGAGTAACTGCTTTTGCAAATCAATTATATACAAGTAGCTATTCTGATATAAAAGCATTTGATTTATTAAGAGTTGGCGATGTTACAATGTCAATGCTAACAGATAGTTTTATACAAGTAATTCCACAAGAAGATTTAATAGGATTTACATTAACAGATTCTGATGAAAATGTATACACAACCGTAGATATAAATGGTATGACATTTGGTGGTGAAAATGTTGCTACAAGCGTAAAAATAAAAAGAACAGTACCTAATATGGAAGCTATATTAAAGTTTGGCGTAAGACCAATGCAATCATTAGAAACAGGATTAGTATGTACAGAAGCAAGAGCAGAATTATATGGTGCATTATTATTGTCAAGGTCAATATCACAAAGATACACAGCAACGGTAAAAATGGTTGAAAATCCTGATATAAAAGTGGGAAATCCTGTTAGATTTTTGAGTTATGATGAGCATCCAAATCCTGAAACAGGTGAATATTCAGAAGATACTCCTCAAAGTGTTTATTATGTAGAAGCAGTAAGTAGAAATATTTCTTGTGAAGGTGTTTCCACAATGACTTTAACTTTATCATCAGGTAGAGTTATGGGTGAAGCAAGCATATATGATAAAATGTACCCAATGTATAAAACTTTTTATAAATTAGATATGTCAGATTTAGACCAAAAAACACAAGAAGCTATTGAAATGTTTCAGAAGATGTATGATTCTGCTGTAAACAATTCAGATTCAGATGTTAGTATAAATGGTACAGATGGAGATAGTAGCGATAATAGTGATAGCACATCTGGAAGTTCTGGTAGTGGTGGTACTACTGGTATAAAATTTCCATTACCTTCTGGTAGTTGGCACGCAAGTTCAGGTATGTGGAGAAATTCAGGTACTGTATTTGACAATAAGGGAGAATTTCACGGCGGTATTGACCTTGGAGCTAACGAGGGTACAGCTATTTATGCCGCATATGCAGGTACTGTGTATGGTACAAATAGTTCTGGACCAAATACAGGTAGTCATGATTATGGATATTGGGTATGTATACAGAGTACGATTGGTGGTAAAAGTTTTTTACATTTATATGGACATATGTGTGAAGAACCAATGGTAAAAGCAGGAGATAAAGTTACTGCTGGACAACAAATTGGAAAAGTTGGCAATACAGGCGATAGTAACGGCAATCATTTGCATTTTGAAATGACAGCAACGACTACATTGTTTGATAAAACAAAAAGAGTATGTGGATGGAACTTTTTACAAGGATATTCACCATTTGATTTAACTGCAATTGGTGCAAAAGGAGTTATTGCATCACAGGGTGTTGATTATGATAGTTCTACTGGAAAAATAAAATACTTTAACGAAGAAAAAAAGAGCGGATATTAAATAAAAATAATGTTTTTTAATTGGTTATGAGTTTTAATTTCATAACCAATTTTTTATTTTTTTATTAAACGATTCAATGTACAATAGAAAGGTAGTGATATAAATGGCACAATCAATTCCTGAATGTTATACAAGTTGGGCAGAAGAAATAGCAAAAAATTCTAGTCATGGTTATAGTCAGCTTGATGAAAAAAGATGGGGTCCTGATTATGACTGTTCAAGTTTGGTAATTTCTGCGATTGAACAAGCAGGTATAGAATTAAGAAGTAAAGGTGCAGATGATACAAGTAATTCATTACAGCCCTTATTAGATAGTGGATTTGAAGATATTTTAGCAAACGGCACTGTTAAGAGCAGTTCAACCGAAAATATGAAACGAGGAGATATCTTATTAAGAAGCAAGGCTGCTGCTTCTGCTAAAGGTGGTCATATGGCTATCTATTGTGGTAATAATAAGATAGTTGAAGCCAGTGGCGATGAAAATGGTGGTGATGGTAAGAGTTCTGATATAGACTCAGGAGACCAGGTACAGCAAGGAACAAAATATCGAAGCAAAGAAGAAATTGGTATTAATCCATATCAAAATGGCAATTGGACTAATATTTTAAGATATACAGGAACTGAAACTGCAAAAAGTAGTGGAACTGTTTCAGCACCTTCGATAGATAAAACAACTTATAGATTGGGAAGTGGAAGTGAACACGGAGCACAAACGCCACAATATGTAGTTATGCACTGGGCAATTAATACTACTTGTCAAGGCATTTACAACCAGTTTAAATCGAATCAAACCACAAGTGATAGTAGTAAAAAAGGTGTTGCTGCTCATTACGCTATTGGTAATGATGGTTCAATATTTCAAATGGTAGATGACAATATACAATGCTGGCATTCAAAAAGTCATCATAATAAATATTCCATTGGTATAGAATCTTGCACTAAAAGCATTACAACGGGAGAATATACTGAAGCAGGATATAACGCTAATGTTCATTTAGCCGCATATCTTTGTAAAACTTATAATATTAATCCTTCTACAAATTTATTAAGACATTATGATTGCTCAGGAAAAGCTTGTCCACGTTGGTTTGCACCTAATCCAGACTATACTGATAGTGGTGTTCTTTATCCTAAAAATTCGAATTGCGATACAGATTGGGCAAAATTTAAATCAGATGTTGCAAATAAAATGAACGGATTAGGTAGCAGTAGCGGTTTAAGTGTTGAAGCAAGTTATTTTTCAGGAGTTCCTACTGATACATCTGATATGTCAGCTTCTGCTATGAAACAAATAGAACAATTAAAAGCAATGGGATTAGATGCTTATGCAAGTGGCTCTGATATCATGATTAATTATTCTATCCTTTTAAAGGATTACATAAAATATGCAAATGTTAGATTGTTAAAAGGATTGCAATATCATCCAAATTCATTGGGTAGATTTAATTATAAACAAGATTATGTTGTAATTATTAGAAAGAAATTATATTTTGCTGGTACAGTAACAAGTGAAGAAAATTATTTAAGATTATATCAATTAAATAATTTTTCTGCTATTACAGTAAGTACATCTGTTGCTGCTGAAGGTACTGCAAGTGTTTCAATAAAGGGTGCAGAAAGAGTTGTATGTATAGATAGAGCTGATGAAACCAATAAAAATTGGCAAAGTTGGGATGAAATGCTGAATGGTTTAACTAACATTGACAACGAAGCAGAAACAAATGGTACTAGATGGAGAATTGGTAATAGTGAATGGAATGACCCAAATTCTTCTGGCATAGATTATAAAAATTTAATGAAAGCAAGAGAAGCAAAATATGGTTGGAAATTTGCCGAAAAATGCGATTTTGAACCAATGGATGAAATAATAATATTTTCACAATCAAGGTCGGAAAGAAATTCAAGTGGTCAATTTACATTTAAAAAAATATTCTTTGGATATATAAATTCAGTCCAAAAAGATTATTCAACAAAAGGATTGACGATGACTATACAAGCTTCTGACCAATTAAAATTATTAAGAAATAGCTATGTAAATAAATCTGCGAGTTACCAACCAGGTATTTATAATAATGGTTATTTGGATATAAGTTTTGCTACTGATAAATTTGGTATGATAAAATTAAAAGAACCTTATTCAGCATTAATGGCAGCACAAGGTGAAGAAACATCACAAGATTCAATAAATGAAGTATCACAAAGAACTGTCTGGTCAGAAATCTTTTGCGGATTGTTCCCTGATATCATTATAGCAAATGCTTGTATGGATGCTGGCATTCCAGCAAGATATTTAGTAACAAGAATAGAACCTGTAAAGGTTATTCCTTATATTTTTAAAGATTTTACAGCTACACCTGATTATTTCTCTACTGAATTTAAATCAAGATTACAATATTGTCAAGAAATAGCAGAAATTTGTTTTATGGAATTTTTTCAAGATGAAGATGGTAATATTGTGTTTAAAATACCAAGTTATGTATTAGGTTGTAATAACTTAACAAGTAACAATATGGGATATGAATTGGATTTAAGTTTTAGAGAGAATATAGGTGCAAAATTAGATAAATCTGATGTTGCAACATTAGCTAAAATACAGGCATTGTGTGAATATTGTCAAGCAATAATTTATACCACTGTTGAAGGAGATACTTTAGCAAATATTTCTGTTGATTTATATGGAACTTCTATTTATGCAAGTGAAATAAAATATTTAAATGTTGGTACATTACAAAAATATTCGGCAAATGATTTAATAGATGTAGGTACAAAAATTTTAGTATTTAGTTATGATGTAAAAGATAGTAAAGCAAGAGAAGAATATACTGATTTATTAACAAATTCATTTGTTTCTACATTGGCAACTACTTTATATAATGAACAAACAGGTATAATAGACGTTGTAAATATGATTGGTGTTACAAATTCAATGCTTACAGACCCTCTTATACCTCAAGTATTGCCTAATGAAATAATTAGTTTTGTTTTATCCGATTGTGATTCAGGTATTTATAATTCAATAGATATGAACTCAGAAACATTTATGAATGTTTATGATAATTCAGGTGCAGATTTAAAAATGAAAAGAACTGTTCCTGAGATAGATTCAATAATACATTTTGGAGTTAGAGTAGCACCAAGTACGACAACACCACTTATAAACGCAGGTTACAACTTAGAGTTGTTAGGACACTTAATATTAGCTAAATCTGCTGCTAGTAGATTTACTGCAACATTGTCAATGGTTGAAAATCCTGATATAAGAGTAGGTAATCCTATTAGGTTATTTACTTATGACGAACATCCTCAAATGGAAACAGGATTATGGAGCACTGATACATATCCTGAGCAAAGTGTTTATTATATAAATTCTATAAGTAGAAGTATTAAGGCTGATGGTGTTTCCACTATGTCGATAGATTTAGTTGGCGGTAGAATGATGGGAGAGGAAAGTATATATGATAAAATGTCAGTATTGTATTTAGGTTTTTATGTAATGCCTAATATGAATGATGCAACAAGAGCTTTAGCTGAACAATATTATAGTGAAAACTGGGGTAAAATTACTTCATCTTCTGAGGTTTCACTTAGTACAAATAGTGATGGTTCAGGTGGTACTGATGATGGTATAACGGCTGATAATTCAAATGCAGTAGGATATTGTTTCAATACTCTTAAAAATAGACTTGGAATTAATACGGCAGCGATTTGTGGGGTATTAGGCAATTTATGGGTTGAGAGTAAATTTAACCCTGCCGCTAGTAATAAAGGTTCTCATTTAGGTCTTGCACAATGGGATAGTGTAACTAGATACCCACGAATGAAAAAATATTGTTCTGAAAATGGGTATGATTATAAAACGGTTAAAGGTCAAATAGAATATGTTTGTTATGAAATGAAAAATTCATATGTAAATACATATAATTATTTAAAAGGGCTATCTAATACAGAAAGTAGCGTAACAGATGCAGCCGATTATGTAAGACTTCATTATGAGGTATGTGATGAACAAGGAGCACCGCAAAGACGGTCGCAAGCACTAAATTACTGGAAAACATATAAAGAAAGTTAAAAAAGAGGTGAAGTTATATGGCAACAAATAGTACGCCAAGTCTATATTTAACAAATGGAACAATTGTACAGCATAATTGTAATAATGAAATGTACGCTGCTGCCCGTGAGAGAATATCAAATACTTATGTTAAAGGGCAAAGTAATCCTGATTTAAGATTAAGATATTGTACAATTTCTAATTATAGAGACCAAAATGATAATTTACCAGAAGAACCAACAAGTGATGATTTAACTGATTTTTTCTTAGATATGAAAGGTATATATAGGGGTGATACCCATTGTGTTATTACCTCTTGGCTTTCAGGTAATGAAGGTGGTGTTTCTGGACCAACTTACTTTGGTGCAGATTGGAATTTGGAAGAAAATCAAAGTTATGAATTAAATGATAGAAAGCAACAATATAGTACAAATTCAGCACTTCCTTGTGTTAATTTATCAAGTCCTTTTATTTGGACAGGAAATGGTAGACATTGTGGTATTGATTTTGTACCACCTAAAAATAGTTTAATTATAACAGGTAAAGTTGATACAGGACAACAAGTTATATTGGGATATACAGCGACTAATCCAGAAGTAATTACTCCTGTTTTAAAACCTGGTGAAGTTTCAATTTCAGGATATGGCAATAATTATATTTATTGGGGACAATCTGACAAGATAAATATTTATTGTAAAGCAGAAAAAGATGAAAAAGATTTAGATGACCCTGATTATATGAATGATAGAGAAAATTGTAAATATAATTCTAGTGATTGTGAATTGCAAATAAATATAAATGCAAATGATAGATTTATAGAAATTCTTGCAACAGAAGATAATGTAGAAGAAACAGAGGAAGAAGATACAAATTACGCAAAACATAATAAATATCCACGTAAACCTGATGGTAGATGCCAAACATTAATAGTAATAACGCCACAAGATGTTACTGTCACTTGTAGCGATGAGTTTGGTTGTATTTCAAAATATAAACAAGATTCAGAATCTATATATAAAACTGTTACTACTAATGATGGCTATTTAACAGAAGAGGAAATGACTTCTGAATATATAAAAAGAAATGTTGATATTGAAGAAATAAAAATTGAAGAAGAACTGTCTGAAATAGGTATATTAAGAAAAGTATATGTTCCTAATAGTGAAGATTATGTTCAAGAAGAAATAACTCCTGATAAAATAACTAAAACTGTATATAAAGACGAAGAAAATCGTTATACAAAGCACGAAATGGACTCAGAAACAATAGTTAAAACGGTATATACAGACGAAGGAGACCATTATACTAAAGAATCAATATCAAGAGATGAAATAATTAAAGAAATGTATAGTGGTAATGAAGAAGATGGTGCTTATACAAGAGAAAGATTGACAACAGATAGTATTAAACGAGAAGTATTTGTTGATGAAAATAATAATTCATTATTGGAAATGACAAATGAAAGTATGAGTAAAAAAGTTGTTAAAGGTACAGAAGTTGTTGAAGAAAATATTTATTATGGTGACGATGAAGATGCAGGTAAAATTGAAGATTATGACACAATCGATGAAGCAAAAACAACATTAAGAATACATAGAAAAGTTTATGATAAAAATGACGATAAAGATAAATTGATTACAATAGAAGATGTTCAAAATGATGTAATAAGATTTAAAACAGGTTTCTTTAAAGTAGATGCTGATAAGATTGACCTTGCTGGTCTTACATTTGGTCAAGCTTCTGATGAACCATTAAAGATTGAAGCAGATGATATTTTAATTCACGCTAGTCATAACCTTGTTATTTCAGGTGAAAATAGAATTAGTATTTATAGTACTGAATTTAAAGAACCTGATGAGGGCGGTACTGTTGCTGATGAAAGTATTGAATATGGTGGTCTTGGAGCAAAAGGTGGATTTGGTGATAATACAGGTCAATATGAACCAGCAGATTGTGAAAATGAACATAGAATCGATATTGTTACAAATTATCTTACAAAGAGCTTTCCACTGGGTGAATTAACAAGTTAATATATTATTAAATTATTCAATATCCCTTATTTCATTTAATAAGGGATATTTTTATTAAATTAAAATCACAAGTAATAGTTTTTTTATTTAATATATAAAAGAAAAATAATAAAAGGGTGGTTGCAAAATGAGTTATGATATTAAAGGGTTTAATGCTTGTAATCATACTGTAAATAATAAAATTTACGATTATCAACTTTGTCCTAAATGTTATGGTAAGGGATATTATTTTGATGTGTATTTTGATAAAGAAGGAAAAATAGCTACAACAACTGATGAAGCCAAATTGCAACAAGAAATGTTAAAGGTTATAATAGACCATAAATATGACAATTTATTTCATCAAGATTGGGGTAGTCAGTTACATTCATTAATTGGTAGTAAAAACGATACAATAACAAAAAACAAAATAAAAATGTTAGCAAGACAAGCAGAAGAATATTTACAAAAAGTTCAAGTTGTAGAATTTAATGAAAATAATACATTAGAAGCAACAGAAATAATACAAGATATTGTATCTGTAAACGTAAAAGAAGTAGGCCCAACAGCTTATTTAATTTCAATAATTGTTTCTAATACGGTTGGAGATGTAATGTCACAGACATTAGAAATTTAAAATTATAGGAGGTGAAATGATTTGATAACTTTAAAAACATTAAACGAAGTTGTACAGGGAATGATAGACAATATACACGATAAAGTACCTAAGGCAGATACCAAGGAAGGTACTTTTTTAAGAGATGTTTTTATTGACCCTGTTGCAGATGAAGTTGTTGGTTTAAACTTTGATATGAAAATTATGGAAACAAACCAATCAATATTAACTGCTACTGATGAAGATTTGGATAGATTGGCTTCAAATTATGGTATAACAAGAAATGAAGCAACAAAATCTTCTGGTTTTATAAGGTTTTATTTTAAATCAACAGATGTTGATACTGTTATATATGCTAGTACGGTTGTACAAACAGTTCCAACATATGCAACAGCATCTAAATCATTTACTACAACTAATACAAAAGATATTTATTATGTAAGTGATAATACTACATTAGACCGTGAACAATATGAGTATTATCAAATAATAAATCTTTCAAATTTAACATTAGGAGATAGTGGATATTACTACTACGATGTAGAAGCATTATCTTCTGATACAGGAAGTGCTTATAATGTTAGTGCGAATACAATAATAAGAAAAAGTTCTACACTAGATACCAATATATTAACATTTGGTAATACCATTGCTTTTACAGGTGGTTCTGATAATGAAACGGATATTTCATTAAGAATGAGAATTAGACTTGCATTATTAGGTGCTAACATTGGTACAAAATATGGTTATTTATCTTATGTTTATAATTCAGATTATGTAGAAGATGTAAATGTTGTTTCTGCTGGTGATGCTGATATGCTAAGAGATTTAAATGATAGCTATGAACATTCAGGCGGTATGGTTGATATATATGTTAAAGGTAAAAAAGCAGATACAGCAACATTTACTTCAAAAATAAGTCTTAACAATCTTGGGTATACAGATAGTTACGCATATACCCCATTGGTTATTAATTCAAAAAGAAAACCAATTATAGATATAAATTCAATTACATATAATAGAGTTTTAAGTGACGGTACAACAACGACAAGATATTTAAGAAATGCTTCTAATTATGATTATGAAGCCACTTATACTAATTTAACTGAATTAGGCTCTACAATGTTGTTTGAAGATGCCGATATTGAAGTTACAAGACTTTCACAAATGAGTAAAATAATAGACGAACTTGAAGAAAAGATAAATGACCCACAACAAAATTTTTATGATTTTTTATATTTAGATTCAGAAAATTCTGCTGGCTATATAGGTGCAGATGGCTCTAATTTAAATGGATATGAACCTGAATATAATGGTTCTAATAAGAATTTTAATGTTTATAGTAATTTTTTATATTGTTTACCAGATACAGATATAAAAGCTCCATTTACATATGCAATGTATTATAGATATCTTTATACAGAAAATGGAGATATTACAGAAGACCAAAAAAGATATTTTGCCATTAAATTTTCTTTTGGTGTTGGTGCTGGTGAAACTGTAACTAATAGTATAGTAAGAGATGAAAATGGTGTAACATTATACTACTGTAATAAATCTATTGAAAATGTCGAAGATTTTTCAGAAGAATTAAAAAGATTAGAAGATGAAAATGGTAAGGAAATAAAATTGACTGGTCCAGTTTTTGATGATAATGGATATGTAGTTACAGAAGGTACAAAGTTTTATACACCTGATTATTCATATAACAACGAAGATGATTGTTATTATTATTCTGTCGATTCAAGTACTATACAAGACTTTATTGATAAATCTACATTAAGTGGTACAGAAGATTTAGAACAAGGCAATTATTTCTTTTATGTAAAATTTAGTGATGATATTTATAGCGGTAATATTATGGGTGATAATTTTACAAGTTATACATCTTATGAATATTATACTATAAAGCAAGAATACATCCTTTATAAGGACGATTTAGGCGAATGGACTTTTTATACTATAAATGATGACGATTTTGTTTCAGGTGCAAGTATTGATGATAGAATGAAACAAATTATGTATAATATTTGTACTTCAAATATATCTAATAATATTGTTACAAAATTAACAACAGTTGATAAGTCTATTGATATAGACCAAGAAACTTATGTTGCAGACGTTCATGGTTATATAAAAGAATATTATGGTGATGGCGAGACAACTAATGATTATTATGAATATTACAATCTTAATTATGAGGGTAATCAAAAACTCCCATATAAATTTACAGTTCATAGAAATATATATAATGAAATTATTGCTATTGATTTTGTTTTCGCTGTTGAAGATATGGTAAATACTGATGCAGAAGCAGATGCTTTTTACTATTTTCCTAATTATGAATATACAATTATTAGATGTTTAGATACTAAAACAAAATTGTATATTTATGAAAAACTAGAAACTCCTAATAAAAATTATTTTAAAGATACAAAATTAACTTATTCTAATTTCTTTACTACTTCAAGTACATTATTAACTGAAACAGTAGAACCTTTAGTAAATCAAGGAGTAACAAGTTCTTCCGTGGCTGTTGTTATTCTTTCTGATTATATTACTGAAACAACTATGCAGAATAATATACTTTTACAATTGAGTAATTATAAAGATAAAATGTTTAATTATAAGTCAGATATTGATTTTGGTAATGAAACAACAAATACAATAAAAGTTTATAACAAACCATATGTATATGTACAATTAGAATTAACCAATGATGAAAAAATAGTAAATGTAAAAGTATATGTTAGTTCAATTCCCAATGTTGGTATTGTTAGTTGTCATTTGATTATATATAATACTAATTATGACGATAATGTTGTTGGTTTTATTGATGAAGAAGCAATTTATTCCACAGATAATAGTGATGCTGACATAAATAATGGAGAGTATTTAGAAAATTATACAATGGTAGACGGTATTATTGATATTACTATTAGTTCAGATGCTTCTATTTATTATAGAGAGGATAAAGATACTTGTATCTTTGAAAGGAATTTCTATAGAAAAAGTTATGAAAAAGATGGTGAAACTTGTTATTCGACCATGGATTTAAATTTCTCACTCAGCAATATAAATATTTATAGTGTTGATGAAATTTTAATGAGTTATGAAGCAAAAGATGCGGATATTGTATTTGGTGGACTTGAATATCCATCAACAGTTCAATTTGCTGCTGAAAATGCAGTTATTGTTATGTTCTCTATTACAGAACATATCGTAAACAGTAAAATTTATAAAATTGATATGACATTTCCACTTTCTTATTTGGATGTAGATTATCCTTTGGATGTTACATTTGTGAAAAAAGCTGATGAATTTTATGTAAGAAATTATACTGTACCTGATTTTGCATTAATGGAAACGAATTCTAGTTTATATAGTGGCAGCATAATGTCAAATTATAGAATCAAGTGGTTTAATCCGTATAATATTCTTGATGATACAAATACTATTGGAACAAATTGTTATATAACAGTAAGTTATAATTATAATTCTTTAATTTATACATTACAACAAAAAATAGCTTCTGTTAAGTGTTTAACAGCAGATGTTTTAATAAAATCAGCAGAAGAATATCCATTAGAAATCTTATTAAGTGTTCAATTTGATGATACACAAGAAATTAGTGATACTAAAACAAATATCATTGATACATTAACAGAACAAATAAATGATAATTCTCAGTTAGGTACAACACTTAAAAAATCAGATATTATAGCAACAGTTCAAAGAATGGACGGCGTTTATTATGTGGAATCTTCTGAAACTGAAATAAGAAAAATGCACGGAGAAGCTCAAAAAATAATTAAATTAAAAGGTAATCAATATTTTTATTTAAGAAATATTGCCATTACAACTATTGAAGATACAGAATAAGAGGTGATGTTGTTTTGAATAATGGTATAAGATTAAATAGTTTTGATTATGGCATTAATAATACATTAAGAAATAATATCACTTCTTCAACTGAACCTGTAACCGCATATAAAGCTTTATTTGAAGCACAATTTGATATAATTTTTGGTAATAGTGTTTCATTAGTTGATGGTTCTTTTTCAGGAACATTAAAAGGTATTCCTTTTAAAAATATTATTGATAGATTAAATTTTGTTTATTGTGTTTTTAAACAAGAAGGTTCTCAAACTGGCATAATGTCTGTTTCTAATGGAATGAAATTTTGTTATGATTTAAGTATTTTTGATAGCGAACACGTTAATAGTAATAGAACCATACCATTTTATATGGAGAACAGAAAAACAAAAGAAGTAGATGAAATATTAAATGAATTACAAGAACAAAATTCTTATTTTGATACTATAATGAGTGAATACATTAGCTCATATTCTCAAAGAAATACCTTTGCAGATGTAAAAAGAGTATTATTTATGGAAGTTGATTTTTATATTCTTGTTATTAATCAAAATGGTTCAGAATATACTGATTGTAAATTATATAATCTTTTTGAATATTTAAAGGAATGTGCTAAAAATACTTATAGTGAAAGTACAGAAGAAGAATTTAAACAATATGAATTGGATATAAGAAATACAGACAATACTCTTGAATTATTTAACAGCGATAATTATTATTACAAATTAAATTATCCTAATCAAGAAATATTTGATGGAGATATATTAAGTAGTATAGTTTCCAAAATGGAAAATTTATATTCAACATATTCTACAAATAGTATTACCTCTATTAAATACTGGTTGCCTTTTGTATCTCCTGATAGATTTAGTACTTATGTGAATGATGTTTATTCAAAAATAGAAGCTGATGGTAGAAAATTTTCTCATTATCCAAATGTAGTTGAATATTATTATTGCATTTTAATAAGTAGAATTACAGGGTATTTATTAACAGGTAATACTTTGTTAAGTGCTGATTTACGTTTGGGCGGTCCTAATGTAATGGATATTGAAAGTACATGGGCGAGATATATATTATTTCATTATAAATATGATAACTCAGAATTAACTGGTGGCATAAGACAATATTTTGCTTTTTATACTTTTTATAATGATAATTATTATTCAGCAAAAGATACTTCAAACATATATATAGATAATAAATTTCATTATGAAGATATAAAGTATTTAACAGAAGGTAATTTACTTTATGACTTAAAAAATGATGCTGAAAAAAATATAGTTTTTACTAATGAATGTAATTATTTTAAAGTATATTCTGAATATGAATCTTTAGAAGAAGGTGTATCAACTCAAAAAAATAGTAATGCTTATGATGAAATACAAAATATGCTTTACTTATTAAAAGTAGATACATGGTCTTTTAAAAACAAATTATTTAGTGCTGATGAAGATACAAGTGGTTTAGTTGTTTTTAAAAGTAATATAAAAGATAGTCCTAGTAATTTTATTAAAAAACCTGATTATTATTTATATAGTCGTTTAGGTAATTATTCAATAGATTTTAATTACTTAAAAGACGATGAAGATGTAGGTGACGGTGGATATAGTCAGATAAGTTTTTATGATAGTGAAGAATCCCAAACAGATAAATTATTTATTTTATGGAATTGTACAACTTCAAGAAGATTGTTGTATTCTCATTATACAAGAAGTTATTATAAATTTGTAATACCAAACGATAGTTTAGGTTATCTCACTTATTCAGCTGCCACAGAAGAAGAAACAAAATTAACAGGTAATCTTTATATTTACTTTGATGATGATTTAGGTATTGTTTATATTAAAGAGCATAATGATTTATCTGCCACTACATTAAAATTCTTAACTAATAAATATACTTCAATAAATAGTTATTTTCAAACAACAATAAAACATTTATTAAATATGTTGCCATTGTCATATAATACAGAAATTATTGATACTAACTTTTATAAAATATTACGAACTGCGGCTATTCAACTTGCAGAAACAAAATATGGATTACAAAAAGTAAAACGTGGTATGTGGCTTAACGCTTTGGATGACGATGGAATAGAACAATGTGATGATGATTTACTATATAACAACTTTGGTAGTATGATAGATTTGCCTAAAAAAGCAAAATGGAGTTACGACCAATATAGAGCTATGATTAGTGCTGTATATGAGGTTCTTATAAAAGGACCAAATAAAGAAAGTATGCAGAACGCTATAAAGAAATTCACAGGTTATGAAAACTATTTATATGAGTTATATAAAAATGACGAATATATCTTTTCTAATTTAACAGTAGATAAACAATTTAGATTTGCTGTGCAAATATTAAAAGATTTAGATACTTATGATGATAGTGCTGAAATGATGGAAAATGTAAAATTTTTATTGGATATGATAAAACCTGCTCACACATTATACTTAATATATGTTGGTTTATCTTCAAGTGAAACAATAGATGTTACTAATAATTTTACAGACACAGATTTTTTTGAAAATGAAATGCTTTTAAGAGAAGCTACATTTGGTGCTGATGTTGATAGTGCTTTTCAATTATTCCCAAGTGAAAATACATTAAGTAGATTATTATTAAATGAAGATTATTGGAAAAATGTAAATGGTTGGGATAGTACATATAATGGAACAACACAATATATGTGGTTGCAATATGTACAAGAAAAATTAAATGAAAAAAATGCACCCTATCGTAGATTGGCTGTTAATCAAAGTAAAGTTGAAGCTATATTTGCACAAGATATGTATGCTGATTTAAAAGAAATATATACAGATATAAGAAATAATACATATAATACTCTTAAAGAAGATTTTGAAGCATTAATTACACCTCAAACTAGTGGAGAATATTATAGTTTACAATATGTAACGGAAGATTATCATTGCGAAAACACACTTGGATATGAAACTCATTTAAAAGTAGATACTGATGTAAATGGATTCCAAAAATATATTGATTTAGACCCCGAACGTGATAAAATTACTGAAATAGCTAGTATACATAACGAAGAAAAATTAAAAATGGAATTAAACAAATATAATAAAAATAGCATAAAAAGAATGAATGTAGAGGGTACTAAACTTATATATTTTGAAAATAATGAATTTGTTGATATAAAAGACAAAGAAACAATTACAGTATATCAAAATGGTGTTTCAGTTACTTATAATGCTTTTGATTTTCTTGAATTAAATGATGAATATGCTTATGGTATAATATTAAATAACAATCTTATTACTTATGAAACTTCTGATATTTTTACTATTTTATATGTACCTGTTGGTCAATATGATAGTTTAAACGATAAAGAAATAAAAGAAGATTTTAATCAAGCTACAATATTTATGAGATTAGAAGATGCAAGGATAACAGACCCATTTAAATTAGCTTCAAATAATATGGGTTATACCACAGAAGAAAAAATAGAAAAACTATGTTATGGTAAGTTAATTGGTGCAAAGAAAAACTTTAGAACTGCAAATAATATTGGTTATACAATGTTAGGTACATTAAGAACAAAATTAAATTCAATTATGACTATTGATATGTCAAGTAGAAATAACAAACCTTTAACGGAAGAAGAATTAAAATGGATAGATATAATGAACGAATATCAAGAATTAAAAGTTAATATAATAAACGAATAATTAAATGATTCTTTTTTTAGAATAAATGATTTAATGGTGGGTTTTATAGGAAAACTATCTAATAAAACTCACCATTTTATTTATATTTAAATTAAGGTATTAAGTACAAATTTCTAATATATATAAAATTAATAAAATAAAGAAGGGGGGAAATAAATATGGCTTACGACCCAAGTTTTACAAGACCTGCTATTGGTAAGTATAGTGATGATAACGCATTTGTTTCTATTGTTGGCGGCTCTGATGCTTATTTATTAGAAGATGAAGTCAATGAAATGCAGTGGATTCAATTCAACAAAAAAAGAGAAATGATGAAACAAATGAATACCAATGGTATGATAGTTGATAAAATTAAGCAAAGAAATAGTAGTACGCCCTCATATACAATATATAAAAATAGTGAATATGCTACAAATTCTAATACATTCTTTGTTAAGAATTTTGATTATATTATAGATGGTTTGACAGCTAATATTTATGGTGCTGCATTAGCAAATAGTAATATTGATACTATTACAAGGGAAGGATATAATGAAATTGTTCTGCCTGAACCTGAAACAACATCAGAATATTATTATGACTTTGTTTATTTAGAAGTTTATTTAAAAATAATTGATTTTACTAATGAAGCAACATCAGTTAATATTCCTACATATGGTGGTGTTAATAATAAAACCATTTCTTTTGATATGATAGACCCAAGAATATCATTAAGAACTTCAAAAAGAGTTCAATTACAGTGGAAAATTAGTTCTACAAGATTAACAACAGAACCTACTGTAAATAACATTGGTTCTATTATGACAAGTATCACTTCTAGCATTTCAAAAAGTAATATTAAATATGATTCAGAAGAAGAATATTATTATTCTGAATCAACAGATGCTTCTCATTTAATAGGTGAAAGTAATGAAAAGGCAAGGATATATGCAATGCCTATGTTCTCTGTTTTAAGAACAAATTCAGCACTTATTGAGAAAGTTAATATAACAGATTTCAGAGATACTTCAAGAAGTAAAAATTGTATGAGTATTACTGATGAAGAACTTAATAATTATATTAATAGAATTGAAAAACTTGAAGAAATATTAAATTATGTAGTTATTTCTACAAATAATGACCAAAAAGCTTATGGATTATCAATGAATAGACAAACAAGTAGTTTTGTTGGTTCTGATTCTGTTGAAGATGGTAAAACAATAGATATGTATACTGGTAGAGAAGTAAAGGTTACTAATTATGCAGAAGATGATAAAGATAATTATGTATTTGCTATTGTTAATTTAGGTAATCATTATTGTGGTCAGGTGGGTGAAGTTTGGTGCTATCAAAAAATAGATACAACACCATCTGTATCAAATACTTATGGTACGTATTGTGTTTGCAATTCAGGTAATAGCAGTATTTTGTTTAATGCTTTTGATTTTAATAAAAACAACCAAGAAATCACCTGTGGTATTGCGACTTCAAATGGATTAAATGGTGTTGAAATTACCATACCAAGAACATTCTTAGAAACAAATAATATTGTATCTAGTAATGCTTTGGATAAATGTATTATATATGCAATTCCTCTTTATGAAGAAGATAAAAAACCAACAGAAGAAATTCCAAGTGTAGGTGATATCTTCTACGATTATAATGATGCTGAAAAAATTACAACTACAAGTGATACCGTTCATTTCTATTTGTTTAACTCAGGTGCAACAGGAATTCCGTTGCAATGGTTTGTATTATATACAGGTAATTCAACAAACTTATCTATGGGTAATATTATATTTGATGGTACTTCAAAAGTTGATGATGCTTTTGGTTATCATTATTGTAAAAAAGTTACAACCAATGGTTTTGGTTCAATAAATGTTTTATTAGGAACTCCAAGAAAAAAAGATTATATGAAATATTATAATCCTAATGATGTTGATGATGGTTATTCAATTGAAAGAGTTGAACAAATGCCCAAATTGGGTGAAATATATATAGAACAAAATGATGATGTATTTATGATAAATACAAGTGGTAGAGGTATTAATGGTGATGCCGATACACAAATAAGATATTTAATATTTAAAAATGCTTATCTTTTAGCATCAGATTCTGTTGATACAGTTACAGTAATTTAAAAGTAAAGGGGTTAAAATATAATGGATAATAAAGATACATTTAAGACACCTACTGGTCAAATAAATATGACTTTATTTAAAGGTGATTACGATATTAAGACAGGTAAAATAACTGGTGAAATTTTACAAGAAAGTGAAGACCATAATATTATTGTAAATATGGCTTCTGTACTTATGGCAAGTAGAATGTGCCCTAAAGGTTTAACAGAAACTTCTGATACTGTCGTTGCTATTCCTTGGGTTCAGACAGATGGTTATACAATAACAAACGCTAACGGTGAACAACAATATGTTTCTAATACTAATTCAGGTTCATCAGATGGTATTGGTGTTGTTTCTGCTTCAACAATTGGTACTGCTTCTGCTACATCTAATTATTCAGCAACACAAGCATCATACCCTTTTGGTTATGGTTTTCAATGCCTAGCTATTGGTAATGGTGATTATGGTATTAATACAGGTTGGTCTGATACAGAAAAGGCTACTTATTTGTTTAATCCTGAAACCAATAATCAACCTGCTGACCAAAAATTAAAAACAGGTCTTATTCATGAAATATTTAGAAAACAGATTACAAGTTGGTCTTTCTTAGATACAGAAGGTAATGTTTCTAATACAGAAACAAATATTTTAAAATTAACTACATTATTTACAGCTGATGAAGCACCTGGTCAATATATTGTTGAAATGGGTTTGTTTGGTGGCGATGCTAATGTAGTTGATTATAATTCTATTACTAATGCTGTTCATATTGATGAGTATTGTAAAGAAGGTAATGCAAACGGCAATAGAAAAGGTCATATGTTCAATTATAAGATTTTTAAATCTTGGAATAAAATTGAAGGTAGTTCATTATTAGTAAATTGGATTATAACATTCTAAAATAATAATTAAAGAGGTAGAAAAAATCTACCTCTTTTTTTAAAAAAAGTGTTGACAAAACATAAAAAAAGTAGTATAATGTAAATACATTAAGAGATAGGAGGAATAAAGAATGACAACTTCAATAAAAGATAAAGATATTATAGAATCCGAGATATATTCAATTTTGTATGGTTATGGTGCAACTGATGATTTTATTGAAAAAGTAATTGCAAGTGGTAAATGTTACTTGTGTGATAGTGTGGAAGATTTTTGTTTTGATGTTCTTAAAGAATTTCAGCCTGAATTGTATGATGCACTTTATAAAACAGATAAAACATTAGGTGTTGCACCAATAGATTATTTTGATATAGATAAATATTTTCTTTTAATAAAAGAGAAATTTGATGAATTTTTATTCTATTCAAATCATAGTGATAGGGTTTTATTTATTGACAAGTATAGAAAGTTTTAAAAAAGAGGTGGCATTATTTACCACCTCTTTAATTATTAGAACTTAATTATTAAAAACTATTTGTTAAAAAATAATTTATTAAAAAACGATTTTTAAAGAAATTCTTTAGCATCATCAATAAAATTAACAAACTTATTAAAACATTCTTTAATATTATCTAAATCATTAAGTGCGTTAATAGGAATAATAAAACCATTCTTTGAAGCACCTGAATAACCACCCTCAGTTGTTGCAATCTTAAATTGTCTTGCATTTAACTGTAATGTTCCCTTTTGCTTGTTTTCTTCTAAAGAAAATTTCCATTCTTTATCATCACTAACTTTATAACTTGTTGAAGCTAAAGTATTAAACTTTTCATTCCAATCAGCCATTTTATTTCAACTCCTTAATTTTTATTTAATTATTTATATTTATTTTTTTATTTTTTGTAAATTACTTTTTTAATAATCTCATATCAAACTTTTTAATTTCCCAAGCTTCTTCTGTTCTATATAATTTTTCTCTTGTTCTGGCGTGTCTACGAAGCATAGGTGTATAATCTTGAAAATCAAACACAATAGCTCTTTTCTTTTCTTTACCTGTTTCAGGATTTTTATATAGTCTTAATACTCTACCCACTCTTTGAAAAGCTCTTGTGGAACTACGACCACCACCTGCTAATATCAAAATCTCTAAGTTAGGTATGTCAAGTCCTTCATCTGCTATTGTACTACCTATTAAGATTTCTACAAAACCATCTCTTACACCTTGAATAACAGCCTTTCTTCTTACAGCATCATCCTTACCTGATAAAAATTCTACATTAGCAATTCTAACTAATTTATCTTTACCTGTCTTATCATCAGTTACTTGAACTGCTTTTTTTACTATTTCTATCTTTTTAGATAACATTTTTAATATTGTTTCTCCGTGTTCTACTTGTTGAATTAATATTAAGATAGGTGCGTGTTTTACTTCTCTCATTTTAACTGCTATACTAACAACAATTTGATTTCTTTCTATATTATTAGCAATAGCTTCTTTATAAACTTTATTATAAGATTTACCTTGAAAAACTCTTTTGTAAGGAATAAAGTAAATAGTACAAGGCACTAAATATCCCCATTCAATAAGTTTGCTTGCTGAAATATCATTTTCTTCTTTTCTTCTATCTAGTGCTGCTTCTAATAATAAATCAGCACCATCTTCTCTCCACGGAGTGGCTGATACACCAATTCTATAATAAGCATTTTTAGCCCATTTAGATATTTCTACAAATGTATTAGAACCTATATGATGACATTCATCAAATAAAATCATATTAGAATCTTTAATATCTTCTTCTGTTGTTGATTGAGCAGAATAAACAGTTATATCTCTTTTCTTGTTTATGCCACCACCAACAATACCTACTTCTTCCCCTAAAAACTTTCCAATTTCATCTTTTAGCTGTGTACATAAAGTTAATTTATCAGCAAAAATTGAAACAGGTCTAACATTAAACTTATCAATTAATCCTGCCATTATAAATGTATTATGCGTTACTATAAAATCTTTACAAATAAATGTATGTAATGGACTATCTACTGCTATACACTTCATTTCAGACTTTGTAGGTAATGGAGTTATTGAAACAATTTTTAAAGCATTATAATGATGATTTTTGCCTATTCTTCTATTCTTAAATCTTTCAGTATGTTTTTTTGATGTAAATAATTTATCATCACAGCCACGAACATGAATATACCACGTTTTGTTTCTATATCTATCACTATTAATTGTTCTTTTATCTAATACAATTTTCGCTCTATATCCAAGACTATTTAATAAAAATTGTACATCTTCTACTAATCGTTTGCTAACGGAACAATAAGTAATATGTCCTTTACTATTTACAGTACCATCTGTATCAAATAGTCCTTGTAAAAGTGCTATTCTGTCATTAACATCAGAAAATTTATATTCTTCGGGAATAAATTTATCTTCGCTTTTAATTCTTCCAAAAACCTTATGTATATAATCTCTTAAATTATCTTTTTTTCCACCGCAACCATATGTGTATTGAATCCTGTCTTTATGTCCATTTTTAAATTCTCCACCAAATTGTCTTGCTAAATCTTTTACTTTATTAATTACATCTTCCTCTGTATTTGTAAAAGTAATTTGTCTTTGAGAAAAGCCACCATCGCCTAATAATGCTCCCAATAAATATGGCGGTAAAAATAAATCTTTTTTCTCAAACTGAATTGGCTTACATACGGGAATGCTTAGAACTAAATTTCTTCCTGTTTTGATTTTATGATTGTTTAATATTTCTTCAACAGTTTTTACTTGCCATTTATTTTTTGAAAGATTGTCTCTTGTTGCAAATTTCCATAAATGATTTTTACAACATTTAATAGTTGTACCATCGTTAAATACTATTTCATATTCTTGTTGCTCACCTTGTGGATATTCTCCGATAACAGTTGTTTTATCTCCATTTTCATCAAAAACAATACTTCCTACGTGAATATCTTTTAATGGAACAAAACCATCAGGGGTTAGAATTGGCGTATCTAAGGGAATCGACTTGCCGCCGCCCGTACTGACCCTTACTATTTCCCTGTTTGAGGCGTTATCAATTATTTTTTGTTGATAATCTCTCGCTTTTAACTCTACTTTTGAACCATCAGGTAAAGTCAAATATTCTTGTAATGCAAAATTAGCATTTTGTTCGGGTACTACTCTTGTATCTGTTATTTTATATCCAATATTATTTTCTTCTAATATTTCATATACATAATTTAATAAACCAGTATAGGTCTTTTTTGTTTTTCTATTGTACAAATGTCTTATTTGAATATATTCACAACCAAATTCTTTTACTTCAAAACTTAATTTTTCCCATATCTTTAATTCAATATCTTTTGAAAAACCAATCAACTTTGAATATACATTATCAATTATAATTTCTGCCATAACTTTTTCCTTTCCTTGTAACTTAACTTAAACTTAGTATTATTAATGAAATTATTAAATATGTTTGAGATATAATAAAACGAATAAAAGAATATTTGGGATTAAATATATAATCTTCTATTCTATAACTTGTCATAAGATTTCCAAATAACATATCGTAAATTAACATACCGCAATACAAGTAGCCTAAACAGTCGATTATTACATTAGTTATTAAATAATTTACAAATAGAATTACTAATATAAACGCAACAATAGAAGAAACATAAATATTTGTAATTATTTCATCACTATATTCACTACTTATCATTCTATCAATATGTTTTTTTACTGATTTATCAAAACTTTCTTTATCTATTGTGCTTTTAACATTCATACATTTATAGATAATAAGAAAAGCAAATAACATTTTAATTAAAAACATAAACATCATTCTTTCTATATTATAATTACTTCTATTTCATCTTCATAATGAAGAACTGTTTCAATCATATCATCATAATCATCTTCTAACCTATAAGGATAATCTTTTAATTTAACAAAACCTCTGCAATATCTAATCATAAATTCTATATCAGCCATATTAACAGTAATTCTTTGCCAGTTATAATTAAATAAATGAGTTAATAAATCTTCTAAATCTCTGCGAGTATATAACTTCCACCCGTTTTTACTTTTTCTTTCCAATCGAGGAATTACATTTCTATCTTCCCATTTTCTTATAGCCTTTGTAGTTTTATTTAATAAATTAGCTACGTCTGTTATTGTATATGTTTCTTGTTTTAATATTTCTAACATTTTTCTTGTCATATTTAATCACCTAATTTATATATTGATAATTAAATGAAAAATTAAATATAAGTTAAAAAATAATTAAGAATAGATAGGCAATATATTTATTTAAAAATATGTTCTATTTTATAAATGAGGTGATTGTATATGATAAATATAACAAAATGCACAAGTACAGCTAATACAACAGTTAAAAGTAATAGAAGTATTAAGTATATTGTTATTCATTACACAGCTGGCACAAGAAGTACTGCTGGTTCTGCTAAAGCAATTGCTCAATATTTTGGCAGAAGTTCAACAGGTGCATCAGCAGATTTTATTGTAGATGATGCTACTATTGTTCAGTTTAATCCTGACCCCAAAAATCGTTATTGCTGGTCAGTAGGTGGTAGCAAATATTCAAATCCTGCCACTTCCGTGGGTGCTACTTATTATAACAAGTGTACTAATTCTAACAGTATCAGTATTGAGATGTGTAGTAGTAAAACTAATACATCAAGTTTACTTGCCAGTGACACGGACTGGTATATTACAGATGCTACAACAAATAATGCAGTAGAATTGACAAAGTATTTGATGAACCTTTATAATATTCCTGCAAGCAATGTTATAATGCACCACCACGTTACAGGCAAGATTTGTCCTAATCCTTGGTGTGTGAATGAGAGCAGACTTAGCAAGTGGAATGCTTTCAAAGCAAAATTAACAGGTACTACTGTTGAAAAAGAAGAAGTAAAAGAAACTAAGAAATTTATTTTTGTTAAAGCAAATATTTTAGGCAAGAGCTGTGAAATTACAGGCTTTAATGAAAATGATGAAAATTGGGTAAAAATTACTTCTATTTTAGAAGCTTTAGGCTACACAACAAAGTGGAATAATACAAAAAAGAGAGCTATTGCTGTTAAAGACGGTAAAGAAACTTTTTTGGATATTAGAACATATATATCTGTTGATAGTATTTCTTTTGCTCCTCTTAGGGAGTTGTGTGAATTCTTGGGATTCACAGTAACTTGGAGTAAAGAAGACGGCATAATTGTAAAATAAAATATACTAATTACTTCGATTGAAAAAAAGAAAAGGACTACATTTGTTTGTAGTCCTTTTTTATATATATGTAAAGTTTTTAATTTTTGATGATTTTTAAAATTATTAGTATTAATACGAAATTATAATTGATAATGTATATTCAAAGTTAATATTTACTTTCCAGTATATTAGTATTAATACTTTATTTTTTAATAATTCAAAAACAGGTTGGGGCATATTTACTTTCCAGTATATTAGTATTAATACAATGCAGTGTTAGACGTTGCGACGGCTAAAGTCAAATTTACTTTCCAGTATATTAGTATTAATACTCAGTTACGTTGAAGCAAGGCAATAAGTCTTTTAATTTACTTTCCAGTATATTAGTATTAATACATTTTATATTAACCTCACTTGCAACAAGCCAATATAATTTACTTTCCAGTATATTAGTATTAATACTAAATTCACCTCTTGTTACTCCTCATCATTAGTATCATTTACTTTCCAGTATATTAGTATTAATACGAAGAAATAATGTAACTTACGATAAATCTACTTTATTTACTTTCCAGTATATTAGTATTAATACTTTTCAACTGGTGTAAATGCAATATTCACAGCATATTTACTTTCCAGTATATTAGTATTAATACCCGTTCAGTGTACAGTAGTACATTTTATTAGTATTTGAAATACTAAATCTGTCGAACCCATTGAAAAGTTAATTCCAAATATTATTTTTTATTCATTATTTACTTTATTCTCACAAAAACATAAGTAAATAAAGTGTTTTCAAACTTTCTGTCTATCTCTTAGTAATTTTACATTATTATACATCGACAGAATTAAAAAACTAAAAAAATAAAAAGTATTTATACTATAATATTGAATTTGGTGAGTGGTGGGCTTCTTAGGTCAAAGCGGTGCAAGTCTTAAAGTTCTATCGCAAGTATTGAACGATATGTGAAGTGAACTACCCTCACCTTTCGGACGGTAAATCGCCCGAAGTCACCAACTAAGGGTGCTTATAAAAAATAGTTTTAAAAACTTTACAATATTATAATATAATATTTTCCTTAATTTGTCAAGTGTTTTTTGTAAAAAATTGTATTGTTAAAACGTCTCAGAATCAATTTTAAGACCTATAACGATTTATTGTGAATAAATATTAAGTAAACTATTTATACCCTCTTAAAATTGATTTTAAAACTATTTAAACAATAAAAACGTTGAGTAGAGTTACCCAACGTTTTTTTTATTGTTGAACTTCATTATCTGTTTCTTCTGCAATTTCTCCCATTTCAGCTTTAACTGCTTCTTTATATTTATTAAAAAACATAGTACAATAACTACCAAAGTTTGAAAAATCCGTGCCCATGCTACAATTCGGATTGAAAGGATTGTTAGAATCATTTCCTGGAAAGCAACTATCTGAAATTGTAACATTGTTTTCATTTTCAAAACTTTTAATTGCAGTAGAAAAGTTATTCATTACTCTTATTAACTCATTTCTACATAAATCAAATTGACCTTCTAATTCTTGTGTATTAATCGCAGAAGTTTTCATCAATCTTTTCATTTTTAACAACCTCTCTATTGATTATTTTATAAATAAATATACTACCTAACGAATTTCCCAAAGTTACAAATAAAATAAATGATATAGAATAAATATTTATTTTATTTGCTAAAAATATATAAAACATATCAGCAACACAGTGTTCAGCACCAATTAAAATAAATACTGCTATACATAATATTACTGCTACTATTTTCATTATTGCTTCATTACTTTTTTTATATACTTCAACTGCAATAAATATTAAAATACCGCATAAAAATGAAAAAAATAAAATTTCAAAAATAGTATAATTTAATTTCAACTCAACTATTGTTTCTATATTAATGGCTTTTATTTTACAAGTATTTCTATAACACAATGCTGTAATAAAACATCCAAGCAGATTTCCTATCCATATAATTAATAATTCTAAGGAATTTTCATTCTCAGTAATATAACCAATTTTCCCTGTATACAAATCTAATTTAAAAAAAAGTATTGTTAGTAATCCTATGGAAAATAAAAAACTGCCGATAATTTTGTCAGTGGATAAGAATACGATACTTGCAATACTAATCATAATTCCTGCTAGAAATGCAGATAAAAATAAATTAAGAAATTTCAAAATAATCTCCCCTTGCTAAAATTATATCTTAATTTTTATATAAAATAATTTTCAAGTTTTATAGCAAGAAAAAATAGCTAAAATGACTTCTCTATCTATATTTAAAACTTAGTTTAATTTATCAAACTTTATTTTTATTTGGACATAGTTGAAGTTTTATCTGGACACTAAATAGATAAGTAATAAATTACTTATCATCTAAATAATTTTTTATATATTAATGAAATTAATTATAAAGTAATATTAATTATAATTATATTAAAAATTTATAATATACAATAATTAATATTAGATGTAATAATTATTAGTATAAGATATACAATTTTTAATATTAAACAAAATTATAAAAAATAATTCATTAAAAAATTTATAAGATTTCAGTTTTAAAAAATATAAAGTTTTTTTATTTTTAGAAAAGATAGCAAAAAAGAAAGAACAGGAAGCGGAGAATGCTTCGCATTGCTCCGCTTAGTCACTTCGTGACTGAAATAACACTGATTTGTTTTGTTGCTTTCTTTCAAAAATAAGAATTGTTGTAATTTTACAATTTATTTAATTTACAACCACATTTGTAATATTTTTAGTTTCCATTGAAAAAATTTTCACAAATTCATTATAATACAATCAAAAGCAAAAAAAACATAAGAAAGGTTGGTGTGAAAATATGAATTATAAAAGAGATTGCAAAAGAAAGAATATATCTTATATATCAATGTCAAAGTATTTGTATTCTCTTGTATTACCAAAATGTAATATTGTTTTGGGTTCATATTTTACATCTATCTATTTTCAAATATATTTAAATGTTTGTCATGATAAAACATTAGAGTTATGGAAACATAATAAATGTTGGATAGGACAAGATACAATTTCTAAAATATTAAATTGTTCAAGACAAACAGTAAGTAAAACAATAAATTATTTACTTCAACTTAAACTTATTAGTAAAAGCAAAAGGGGATTACATAATGTTTATCAACTTGAAAATGATAACATTGAAGAAGAAATAAATTTAGATAAGTTTAATTCTTTTATTGAAACAGAATTATTAAAACTTGCAAAGGATTTAAAAAAAGATACTTTAAAAATTACAGAGAAATTTAATATTTTAAATTCAGAAGTAGCATATCATAAAGATGGTTTAAAGAAATTTCTTACTAAAAAGAAGTTTTATGATACAAATAAGATAAGAAAAGAAATAGCAGAAATTGAAAAAGACAATCAAGGTATAACTATATTTTATTTGAATGATGTTTTAACAATAAACAATCATAAACAAAAATATAGAGCTATTAGAAATGGTATTAGTCAAAGTTCTATTAGTAAATATATAACTTATTGTGAAAAGCGAGGATTATTAAATACTATGAATGAGAAAGTAGAAAAGAAAAAAGAATTTGAATGTCCTATTTGTAAAAATTCTTTTGATACAAATAGAAGTTTATGTATGCACATTTCAAAGACTAAAGAAAATAATCACATATTATTAAATAAACTTCGTCAAGTAGATAAAACAAAAACTATTTTAGAAGTTTATCTTAATAATAAATCACAGTTTACAGAAATGGAAGTTTCTTATAAAAATATTGAATGTGAAAATTGTTCAGGTAATTGTAGATTGTGTTACAAAGAATTCAAAGATGAGTTTAAAACTTGTTCACAAGATAGGAAAAAAGCTTTTGTTAAACAAGAACAAATGTATATTGTTTCTATTGATAAAAAAGAAAAAGCAAAAGTAGCAAAAGCTAAACAAAAGAAGAAAGATGATATCAATAGTGTTGGTAATTTGATGAAGTATTTTTATGATAAAACGCAAACATTATCACCAAGTTTTTCTAAGGAATGTGGTCAAATAAAAATTTTATTAAATAAAGGCTATACTGGCGATGAAATAAGAATTACTATGGATTATTTGATAGATAGAAAAAATGTAGATTTACGTTTTATTAATCGTTCTATTGAAGATGCTTTAGTAGAGCAAAAATATAAGAATGAATTAAATATGTTAAATACAGCTCCGTATTTAGTAAATCTTTTTCATACTAAGTTAGGGGTTAAATTAAATTTATTCAATTTAGTTAAAGAAAGTAATAAGATACAACAAGTATTAGATGCAGGTTATTCAGCTTTAGATATTAAAAAAACAATTAAGTATATGCAATATAAGGATATTAAAGTACTTAATTATATTCCTAATATGATTGAAGAAGCAATAGATTTTTATGCAGATAAATCATCTGAAAATAATGATAATAAGAAAATTGAAGATATTGTTAGTGAATTAAGGTTTAGTATGACTTCAATAGAAAATATTGAAGAAAAGTATAAAGAAACGGCATTAAAATGTGCAGAGAAAATCTTTATAGATAAATCATACTTTAAAAAAGATTTAACTAAGTTTGAATGGGCTTATACTATTAAATTAAGGTTGACAAAAGATTTAATAAAAGATGGTATTAATGAAAAGAATAATAAAAAATGGTTATGTGAAACAAATAATTGTAATTATTCTAAAGAAGATTTTATTAGTTGGCTTAAAACTCAATTTGAAAAAAATAATATAGATTATATTTTATAAAGAACAAGAAAGGAAGAATTATTATGCTGTTTTATAATAAAGAAGAAAAAGAAAAATTAAAATCTAAGTGGAATAATGTCTTTGTTATAAATTGTACAAAATGTGAGGGTACAGGTTTTTATAATGAAGATGGTAAGACAAAACAATGTTCTTGTATGAAAAAAGCTATTAAATGTTATAACTTAGAATTATCTAATATTCCAGTAGTTAATTTTAATGTTTCTAAAGATTCTGTTACTAAGAAAGTTAATTATAATTTTAATGATTACTTTGAAATTATACAGAATGAGGTTTTTAAAACTAAAAATCTGTATTTATATAATATTTCATTTACTCTTAATAGTGAAATTGTAGCATATATAGCAAGGACTTTAATTGATAAAGAAAATAAATTATCTAAGAAACAATTAAAGATACAATATGTTGTATATGAAGATTTAGTACAATTATCTTTAAAACAAAATTCGGATAAAGAAGCAAAAGATAGATTAAATGATTTATTCCGCAAGCCTGATGTTTTATTTATAGATAACGTGGGAGCTGAAACAGGTTTTGGTAATACAAGTAAGCATAATATTAAATTACTACAATTAATTCTTAAAACAAGATATAATGATGTTAAATCTACAATCATATCTTCAAAATTAAATTATTCAGACGTTGAAAAGTTTTACAGCGAAGATGTAATTGAAATGATTTCGACATATGATTTTGTAAAAGAAGTAGAATTATAAAAATAAATCATAATTTTAAGGTGATAATATGGACAATGTAATAGAGAAAAAGTTTTTAGCATACTTAATGTATGATAAAAAGTATATTTCTAAAGCAATAAATACAATAGAAATAACACCCAAGCATTTACAAACAACATATGCAGTATATAGTTTAATAAGAAAATATTTTGTAAAATATGGTGTTATTATTTCTGATGATGCAATAAATAGTTCTTTTAAAAAGAATAAAATTGATGATAAGACGATAATAACGTATAAATCAATTTTTTCAGATATAAAATATTTTAATACTGATGAATTTTCAGATGGTGAATTTGAATCTATTTGTGATGAATTAGAAGATAATTATAAAAGATTCGAAGTATTAGAATTAGCTGAATCAATTATTACTAAAGGAAGTAATTGTAGTGAAAAATCTTTCGATGAATTAAAAACTCAAATAAGTAAATTGTCTGTTCGTTTGAATACAGATAAAAGTAATGTAAAGGAAGAGGGTTCAATCCAAGAAAGAATAAAAGCAAGAAAAGAAAGATATGAGGAAATAAAGAACAATCCTAGTATGATTGTTACTTATCCCACTGGATTTAGTAGAATTGATGATGAAAGCGGTGGATTTGCACCAAGTGAACTTATTTACATAATAGGTAGAAAAGGTGATGGTAAATCTGTTTTAATGCTTAACTTAGCACACAATATGTGGATAAAAGGATTAAATGTTATATTATTTAGTTTGGAAGTTCCACAAGAAGCTTATGAAAGAAGATTTGATGCAAGAGCTGCTGGTATTTCAAGTAATGGATTAAAATTTGGCAAGTTATCAGAAGATGAAGAAGAAGTATATAATGATTATTTGCAAAAATTAAGTGAAGGCTTATCTATCAATGGAGATAAAGTTGGTACAATGTATATTATTGACGTACCACGTATGTGTACTCCATCTTTTTTAGCCGAGAAAGTAAAAGAAGTAGAATTAAAAATGGGAATAACATTTCATGTAGTTATTTCTGACTATGCAGGTATTATGCAACCAGATATGAAATTTGGTGAATTAAGATTAGACCAAGCAGAAATAGCATTGGAATTAAAACAATATGCAAGAACAACAGATAAGGTAGTAATAACCGCCGCACAGATGAACAGAATAGGTAAAAATCAAAAGAAAACAGAAACAGATGCTATTGCTGAGTCTGATGCTATTGCAGACCATATAGATTGGGGTATTGCTATAAAAAAAGTTAGTGAACAAATTGGCATAATAGAATCATTTAAAACAAGAGATGCTGCTCCTTTTGAGTTTCATTTTAATAGAAAGTTTAGTAAAATGTTAATTGAAGAATTAGATGATGATATTAGTAACTGGGATAAAATGTAATTTACAAAAAAGGAACGGTAAGAATGGAATTTAAAAACAAAAAGTATTTATATGATTATGTAAAATCAGAAATAAATAATATGGCTTATATACAACAATTTGTACCTTTAAAGAAAACAGGATTAGTATTTAAAGGTAAATGTCCTTTTCATACAGAAAAGACTGCTTCTTTTACTGTTTATCCAACTGGTTATACAACTAAGAAAGGTGTTCAAAATTATACAAGCTTCTATTGCTTTGGTTGCGGAGCAGCAGGAGATATAATTAAATTTAAACAGTTAAAAGATAATATTGATTCATATTCAGAAGCTGCCTTACAATTAGCAGAAGAATATGGATTAAATGTTGTTGATGAACAAGATGTAAAAATGAATTATTTAAAAAATAAATTGTCTTTAGGTGATAATGAAAAACTTTTAAGTTTTGAAGATATCAATTTAACTTGCAGTATGATTATTCATAACTATTTAAAACACCATCCTAATGATATGAGTAAAGTAAATGATATATTTATTTATTTAGATAATGAATTAAATGAAAGAAATACTATTGAAGCACAAAGTCTAATTCAAGAAATTGATGATAAAGTAAATAATCTTTAAATAGTTTTGTAAATATAATATATTATCATATAGGCTCTTTTATTTGTTAAATAAAGGGCTTAAATTGTATGGAGGGGTTAATATCTGTGTATAGTATTGATGAAACTGCTGAACGACTTGAAAATCTCATTCACGAAGATGCTATTGTTAGAAATGAAATAAGAAGAATAGTTCATGGTTATTTTATAAATAATGTTGAGAAAGCTAAGAATAGTATTATATATGAAGAAAAAGACGGTACTTTTTATTTGAAGAAAAATTATAAAGATATTATTTTAGAAGAAATTAAAAACAACGAAGAATTTTTAAATTTGGTTTCTAAAAGATATGAAAGATTATATGCTCCACCTATTTCTTTAAGTGAAATAAAGAATAAAATGAATATATTCAAAAGAAGTATATGTGATTTTAGTTTTGAAAAATCTAGTTTCTTAGCTTTCAAAAAATGTATTTGTTAATTGTTATATTCCTTAATTTTATTTATTTTTTATAAAAGCTGTTAAAATAACAGCTTTTTTTGTTTATAAGATTATAAATATTTTTTAGAAAGAAGGTAATACACTTGATAATCAAGACTTTACATTTAAAAGGTTTCACTTCATATATTGATTCTGAAATGACTTTTGATACAAATGATAAGTTTATTGCAACTATTACAGCTCCAAACGGTTCTGGTAAATCTTCTATACTTGAAGCTATTACTACTGCTTTATTTTATAGAGCAAGAGGTGTAGATAGTAGAGGTACAGGTATGGATGACCTAATAAACAATGAATGTGATTCTTTTGAAATTACATTAGAGTTTATTATGGATAATAATGATTATAAAATAATTAGAAAGAAAACAAGAGGTGGAAAACATGAATTAGAGTTTTTTGTCAATAATGTATCTCAAACAGAAAAGATAAATGACACACAAGATAAGATAAATAAAGTTATTAAAATGAACTATGATACATTTTTAGATACTGTTTGTATTGGACAGGGTAAGTCTGATAACTTTATGAAGAAAAAGCCTAATGAGAGAAAAGATGTATTTGTTGAAATTCTTAATTTAAATCAATTTGAAGTATTAGAAAAACATACTAAGGATTTAAAGAAAGAGTTATCTACACAACTTATTGAAAAAGAAAATACTTTATATTTGTTGCAGGACAGTGTAAGTAAAGAAGATGAATATAATTCCTTAATTACTCAATATTCTTCTTATGCTAAAGATTTTAATAATAAAATATTAGATAAGGAAATAGAATTAAAGAAAGTAAGAGAAGAAAAAGCTCAATATGATTTAATTATTAAACAGAACGAACAACTTTTAAATCATAAAAAGAATATTTATTCTTCTATCAACAATACAAAGAATAAAATATCTACTACTGAAAATAAAGTTAATTCTTTTAATACTAAAATAAATAATTTAAAAGTTAAGTTTGTTAATAATAAGAAGAATATTGTTAATTATCAAGAGAATATAAAAGAATATGAGGAAGAATTAAATAGTATTGTTATTGAAGAAACAAATGATGATAAGACTTCAATAAATAATCAGATAGAAGAAATATTACAACATAAGAATGATTTAGAAACAGAAAAGACACAGCACTTAACTAATATTAAATCATTTAAGAACCAAATTGCTGAATATAAAACACAGTATAATAATTTAAATGAATATAATAAGGGTGAATGTGAATTTTGTGGTAATGAAATTACTGCTGAACATAAAGAAAAACATTTAAATGATTTAACTAAGAAGATAAATGCTCTTACTGAGAATATTGAAGAAAATAATAAACTTTGCGAAGATATTGTTGGTAAGGTTAATGAATTAAAAACTAAATATGTTTCTTATAAAAATGCTTTAAATGATATTGATGAAAAAGTAAAAGAAATAAATAAATTAAAAATACGACAAGAGAAATTAAATTCTGCTATTTCTAATTATACGGATAAGATAACTTCTTTAAAAGAAGAAATGGCTGAAATTAAAGAACAAAAGACAGAGTATGATAATGAAATTATTTCTTTAAATAAAGAAATAGAAGATTTAAAAAATGAATTAATAGATTTTAACAAGCAGTATGAAGAATGTAGTGTTGAAGAAATTGAAACTAAAACATTTAATGATGGTGAGTTAGAATTTGATATTTCTAATTTAAGAGATAAATTAGTAAAGGCTGAATCTAACAAAGCTGTTTATGAAGAAAAGATAGTGGAAATAAATAATAATAAACAGAAATTAAATGAAGTATTGAAAGAAATTGAAGATATAACTACGCAAATATCTGACTATGAATCTTTAATTGAAGCTTTCGGTAAGAAAGGTATACAAGCTAATATTATTGCTAATGTATTACCTGATGTAGAGAATGAAATAAATGAAGTATTAGATGTTTTATTTAATAATTCTACTACAATAGAATTTATTACGCAGAAAGACGATAAGAAAACAAAAGCTAAGAAAGAAATATCTTTAGAAACATTAGATATAGTTATTCACGATAAAGATAGAGATAGAAATTATGAAACTTATAGTGGTGGAGAAAAGTTCAGAATCGACTTTGCGTGTCATATAGGTATGGCTAAATTCTTAGCTAAGAGAGCTAAAGCTAATATAGAGTTCTTTATGATTGATGAGGGATTAGGTAGTCAAGATGATGAAGGTAGAGAGAATTTTATATTAACTGTAAATAAGTTAAGTGATATGTTTAAACAGATATTTATAATTACTCATATAGATGAAGTAAAGGATGCTTTTGATAAAAAGATAATTATAAATAAAGATAATGTTTATGGCTCAAAAATTGAAGTACTTTAATTAGATTTTGTAAATTATAAATATATGAAATTATAATTATAGAGTTTTTTTGTTTTTAAGTTATAGATATAAGGTCGTAAAAAATAAAAAAATGAAAAAAATAAACATTTTTTGTTAAAAACACTTGACAAAAAATGTATATTGTAGTAGAATGAAGCTATCAAATAGAAAACAATGTTTGATAAAGCAATAAAAAATCATTATACAAAAAAATAAAAAAGAAAGGAAATTAAAAAAATGACAAAGAAAGAATTTGCACAGAAGGTAGCAGAAAGACTTGACACAACACAGGCAAATGCAGCAAGAAGCATTGATGCAGTTTTTGACATTCTTGCAGAAACATTAGAGGCTAATGATACATATAGCCAGCAGGGTTTTGGTACATTCAAGACTAAGAAGCAGGATGCCGCAACAAGAAGAAATCCTGCAACAGGTGAGGTTATGGAGTGTCCTGCAAAGTATGTTCCTAAGTTTTCTTATTCACCAAAGGTTAAGACTGCAATCGCAAGCATTACAGTTGAGTAATTTGGTTATTAGCTATAAGTAAAAACCTTCTTTCAAGAGAAATGTAGATAAGTATTTTGCTTATCTACATTTTTTATAACACAGAGGAATACTATGAAAATATTAAAAAGATTATTACCAATTATATTTATTTTAATATTATGGGGTATAGGTAGTTTATTTACAAAACCTTTATTTTTACCATCGCCGATAAAAGTATTTAATACATTTATCTCTTTATTACAAAATGGTATGCTAGTAAAAGGGTTTGTATATTCATTTATTAGAATATCTATTGCAACATTATTATCAATGTCTATAAGTGTTATTTTATCTATTTTAATTATGAATAGTAAAGTAATTGATGATTTAATGACACCTATAACGAATTTTTTAAGATATTTACCTATTACAGCATTTTATCCATTGTTAATGATGTGGTGCGGAATAAATGAAAGAATGAAAATAAGTTTTTTATTTTTAGCAACTTTTGTTTATTTTTTACCTACATTAGTTTTAACAATGAAAGATATAGACCAAAATCTAATAGATACGGCATTAACAATAGGAGTTAAAAAATATCAGTTAGTATATAGAATAATCTTACCTTATTGCTTACCTGTTATTTGTAAGACTTATTTAATGATGTATGGAATTGGTTGGACTTATATAGTGATTGCTGAAACAGTAAATGCTAAGTTTGGATTAGGGCATTTAATAAATGTTGCAACGTCAAGAGGTAGAACTGACCAAGTATTTGTTGTATTGATAATAATTATTTTATTTAGTTATTTATTTGATACATTATGCTCTTATGTAATTGAAAAAATATTTAAATGGAAATATACAGAAAGGAAGTAATATAATGAATAATAAAAACAATAAAGATAAGTTTAATTTTTTAAAATCTATAATTATTATAGGTGTTATCGTTTTAATTTTAATTATATTGTTACTTTGTTCAATAAGAGTTGTTCCTGGCGGTTCAACAGGTGTAGTAGTTAGATTAGGTGCAATACAAGAAGATACTTTAAAAGAAGGTTCAAGCTTTGTTACACCATTTATTACAAAAGTTGTTAAAATAAATAATAAAGTAGTAAGAACTGATGTAACAGGTACTTCTGCTTCTAAAGATTTACAAACAGTAACATTTACTGTATCTGTTAATTATCAAGTAATTCCTGAAAAGTCTGCTTACATATATAGAACATTAGGTGAAGATTACGAAAATGTAGCATTAAGACCTGCTGTACAAGAATGTGTAAAGTCTGTTGTATCTAAATATACAGCAGAAGAATGTATTACTAATAGACAAGAATTAAGTACTCAAATGAAAGAGGAATTAAATCATAAAGTCTATGAGTATGGTATTGTTGTAGCAGATATAAATGTAATAAATTTTGATTTCTCAGCTGAATTTAATGCTGCAATTGAACAAAAAACTACTGCACAGCAAAACGCTTTAAAGGCTGAACAAGATTTAGCAAGAATTAAAATAGAGGGAGAACAAAAGATTGCACAGGCAGAAGCTGAAGCAAAGGCAAATGAGATTAAAAATGCTCAAATTACCGATAATACTTTAAAAATGAAGTTCATTGAAAAATGGAATGGTGAACTTCCTGCTGTTGTTGGTTCAGAGGATAATTTATTTAGTGTAGATAATTTCATAAAATAATTTTTCAGACAAGAGGACTTACTAAAAGTCCTCTTATTTTTATATTTTAAATATTTATTTTAATTATAAATAAATATAAGGAGCGTTTTTGTTTATGAAAAATAGAATTTTAAAAAGATTATCTGCAATTAATTTGACAGATAAGGAAGAAAATTTTTTATTTTTACTTGAAGATTTAGATTTTGGTAAGGCTACAATTAATGATATAAGAAAAGAATTGTCAAATGGTGAGAAAACAATAAATGATATTGCTAAAGAATTAAAACTTACTGATGAGAAATTAGATGGTTTTGATTTAGGTGAGGATGAAAAAGCTAATAAAGATTCATTTAGTGCAGGTACTACTAAAGCACTTAAAGATTTTATTAAAGATAATAGATTTCCAATAGAAGATTTAAAAGATATTGGTGATATGGTAAATAGTAGTAATACAGCTTTCTTTGAAAGTTTAGTAAAGGCTGATAGTAGAAAAGAATTTAGTGCTGATGTTTATATTAAAGCATTACAGTTAAATGACCAGTATAGTTCTGATAAGATGGATAAGCTTATTGTTTATCTTTCAAATGTTAAGAGAAAAGTAAGTTTAAATACTCTTGATTATTTTGAAAATATGTTTTTACCAGCAGATATTGAAAAACTTTCTGACGATAGATTTAAACATACTTTTATTGCAAGTGGTACACTTAATGCTGTTGCTTCTTTAGCAAAAGTTCCTAGGTCATCAGAATTAGTAAATGATATTATTACTGTAATGGTTGATTTTGACGTACATCACGCAATTGCTAATATGGTTTATTGTTATTTGAAGAATAAGAATAATATGGACTTAATGGAAGAATTTTGCGAGGAAGTTCCAAGAGCAGACAAGGGTACAGAAGATGATGCTGCTTGGAAAGTAATTAGAAGAATCCTTGCTGAAAATGATAGAAGTTTCGCAGAGTTTGTTTTGGATGATTTAGGTATTGTAAAGAAATTCTTAAATGATGATGAAGCAATGAAAGATATGGAAGATTTGTATGAGGAATACAAGGGCAATGCAACAAAGTTTAAGATTTTTAAAGATTGTCTTGCAGATGG